TTTTTTTTATCACACAATCTGCCAAAGAACATTTGAAAAATAAAACCAAAATAAATTTGGTAGTATCAAATATTCGTTTTATCTTTGTATCCTAAATCAATATGATATGGAATTGTTAAGTGCTCTCATCAACAATGGTGAAGTGGAAACAAGGAAGGAAGGTATCGAACTCATTAAAGAAATGAGGAAACGTGTGGAAGAAGGTGAAGACCCTGAAGAAGTCCTCTTTGACCACGGATTGGAACCTGATTACGTTTTCGACCTGATTGGTTATTAGTCCTTTTGTTTTGTATGGGTACATCCCCTGATGTTTTTACATCGGGGGTTTTTCTTACCCTACCATCCTGCCAAAGAACATTTGAAAAATAAAACCAAAATAAATTTGGTAAAATTAAATAAACATTATACCTTTACATTCTAAAAAAATGAATATGAAAGTAAGATTGTTTGATATCGAATATGATACTGATGGAGAAGTTATTGATGACCTTCCAAAAACAATTCACACAACACTTGAAGAAATGTCATATACCCAAGAGGATGGTGACATCAGTGAATTTGTTTATTTAAACGGAGCTGATTTCATTTCAGATAAAACAGGTTTTTGTGTGTCTAAATTTTTGTGGGAAATTGTAAAATAAATTTGGTAATATCAAATAAAGATTATACCTTTACATTCTAAACACAAACACATGGGACAGACATTCAAAGTTGAGGATTTGAAAGCAAGAAAGTTTGTAGGTGACAAACAATGGACAATCACCGCAGACATGAGAAGTCTTGAAACCTTTGAGAATTGTGAAAGTAATTATGACGTGGTTGAGAGATTGAAAACATATAAGGTTTTAACACCTTCTATTGATGAGGACAGTGAATATTCACAATTTTTTGCTTACTTCAAAACAAAGGCACAATCAGAATCATTCCTTAAAAGGTTGGGGAAATATGTTGAGTTAAGAAAAAAACTAATTGAAAATCTGTAAAATAAATTTGGTAATATCAAATAAACATTATACCTTTACATTCTAAATCAAACAAAATGCAAACGAAAGAACAAGTTATCGAAAGACTGAACAACATTCCCTATGACGTACTTTTCACAAGGGAATCGGTTATTGAAATAATCGAAAGTATTAAAAGTTCTGAACAACAGAACAAAGTCGATTATGACAAACTTAAAAAAGAAGTCACGGAACGTGTCATTGATGCTCTTGAAAGCATAAATAGTGAGGACTTGGTGATGAATCCTACTTTCACATTGAGTGGACGCGAGATTGAACTTGATTCCTTCGATATTGATGTTCATGAAGTGAAAAGTGCAGTAACACCTGTTCTTCACGAATATTTTGAAGAATTGAAAGAAGAAGTAGAAGAAGAAATCAATTAAAAATTGGGGGAAATTTCCCCCTTTTTTTTTTTACCATGCCAATGAAGATTTAAAAAATAAAACTGAAATAAATTTGGTAAATCCAAAATTTCATTATACCTTTACATTCTAAATCAAACGAATATGGAACTCAAAAATTTCAGTGACAAAGAACTTTTGCAAGAATTGAAATCCCGTGGTTTCATCACCGACCTTATTCTTTCAATTCACGATGTGGACATTTCCATTGATGAATTGGAAGGTGATTTGATTGAAGAAATCAAAGAGAAAATCACATTTGAAAAGAAACTTGAAATCATCAGTTCAATCAATACCGATGATATCGGGGATAAAATTCTTGATGATATCAAAGATATGGTGTTGGAAGAATTTGGTAATTCAAAATAATCAATTTATCTTTACATTCTAAAACAAATAAAATGATTACGATTAGCACCAACGAAAGCGCAAGGCAAACAAAAATTGACGAAAGTGTAAAATATGTTGTGTCAGAGTGTCAAAGAGCAGCACAAGAAGGAAAAAGATATAAGTACGTAATTTTGGGCAGAGATGTACAAAGAGATGTTAGGGATATTGTGGAAAAGGAAACGAACATCTTTGTTGCAATTAATTATGGGGCATCACCCTCAAGACCTTGTGTGGAATATTTTGGTGAAAAAGTTGAAATAAAATTTACTTGGTCTTAATAATAAATTTGGTAATTCAAAATAATCAATTTATCTTTACATTCTAAAACAAATAAATCATGACACCGAGATTTGAAAAAGCGTACAACGCCCTTTACAATGCCTTCATGAATGATACCCTTGCAAAAGGTACTTGTGTTGCTTGTGCAGTTGGCAATATTGTTGCTGATGCTATGGGTGCAAAAGTATATTCACAACAAGATGATTCTTCTATCAAATTTCGTTGTAGCAATAATAATTATTGGTGGAATGATTTGTTTTTTACAACACAATGTGGACAAAGAATTATAAAAATTTCAGAAAATAATAAGGTAAAACAATTAAGAAAAAAAATCTTAAACCTTACGGGTTACACATGGAGAGAACTTGCCAAAGTGGAAAATGCCTTTGAAAAAAATACAATAATATCATTTGATGATTACAATTTTTACACACCTGAACAAATCATGGAAGACCAATTTAATGGTCTGATGGCAGTAATGGATGTATTGATTGAACTTGACAATGTGAAGGAAGGAGATAAATATAAAAATAATTTCAGAAATAAATTTGTTGTTACGATATAACTTTATTATCTTTACATTCTAAAACAAACAAACTATGGGATTCTTTAGTTGGAAGACAATGGACACGAACCGTTCAATTCCCTCAACCTATTCTTCACGGAAACCTTTCACGGTCTGTATGACCGATGACAAGGGTAACCGATGGATTGAAGAAGAATATGAAGGGTATGGTGATTTCGGTGGGAAGGATTATTATGAACTCCTTTCTGAGATGAACGGAGGTCCTTCAGACAGAAGTGTAGGTATCACAATGGCTTTTGATGGTGAACATCATGGGGGAAATAATCCAAAAGTAAAACACCCCAATTTATCTGAAGATGTAAATTGGGAATGGAGAAATGAAGTTCCTGAACATTGTCCCGACCAAGGGTATTTTTACGATGATGGTGATGATGATTAAATAAAAACGTATGACACAACAAGAAATAGAACTGTTTTTGGATTCAGGGAAAAGGGTGAACGAACGTATTGATGAAGTGTCTTATTTGTTACATGGTATCAATAGACGTTCGTACCCTATGGGTGACAGTGAAGTAATACGTAGATTCATCAACAGACACAGTAATGTGGTGGAGGTTGAATCTTGTGATGAACACCCGATTATGGGTGAACTGATGACCTTCACATTGAATTTCCCTTTGAAGTATCTTTCAATGTCAAATGAAGAAATAAAAAACATCGAAGAAAACTTGGAAAGTAAGTAAGAACCTTTTACCTTTGCAATCTGTTAATTAAATAAAAATAAACAAGAATGTTAACTGTTTTAACGTATCAGGGAAATCAGAAGAAGACAATTGTAAATCTTGATGAAATCAAAACCGTTTATGAGGTTTACAACAAGGAGGAGAATTGTTTTACAACAAAAATCGTTTTCAAGTCAAGTTCTCCGAGGTTTGAAGATTTTATCAATGTGACCGAAACGATTGAAGAAATTACCAACATCATCAACGAAATCAGAACCAACGGTTCACAAACGGTGGACTTTACCCAAACGGTAAAACATACCATCAAAGAAGGATATGACCGTTTCAGAAATCGTAACGAAAGAAGTTACAACCGTCAAGATGAAGAATATAAGTTAGGGTGGAATTCATAAGTTTTGTTTGATTTAGGCAAAATTCCCGTCCCAAAAGGATGGGTTTTTTGTTTTCCCCATGTCCCTGCCAAAGAATATCCAAAAAATAAATCTGAAATAAATTTGGTAATATCAATTATCCGTTTTATCTTTGTATCCTAAAACAAACGAAATGGACACAAAAGAACAGGCAACAGAATTGGTGGAGACAATCACAGACTATGTAAACACGTTCTCAAGGAGAGATGAATTCAATTCCGCCATGTCTCTTCAACACAGAACACTCCAACAATCCTTCACACGTCTCTGTTTGAAGTGGTTGGAACACGTCAGTCAGGATGAGTACAGAACAGACCCCCGTAATGAACAATCAAAGGTTGTTTCAAAACAATTGATTGAATCATTCAAAGAAAAGAATGGTGGGTTTCTTCCTTCAGATTTCTTGGGGTACATCTAAAATAAATCAAAATGAACGACATCATCGGTAAAAGGGTTTTGTTAATCTACATGGAGGATAACTTCGCAGTTCCCCCGAAAACCAAAGGAACCATAACAAACGTGGACGATATGAACGTTATTCACGTCAAATGGGATAACGGTTCAACCCTTGGTTTGTTACCCGAACTTGATAAGTACGTCATATTGGATTGAAAAGAAATCCCCTTCATCGGGGATTTTTTCTTTTATGTCCCACGTGCCAAAGAATATTTGAAAAATAAATTCAAATTAAATTTGGTAGTTTCAAATATTTGTTTTATCTTTGATTTCTAAATAAAATAACAATGGAAAAGTATCAAGTTTGGGTAACAAAGATTTCTTACGCTCAGGTTATGGTTGAAGTTGAAGGTGAAAACGAACAGGATGCAATGGATAAAGGTGTCAATCATGCATCATCCTTTTCTGATTTTACCGAAACACATAAAACAGAATATGAAGTAAATTATGTAAAAAAATTCGATTAAATTTGGTAATATCAAATATTCGTTTTACCTTTATATTCTAAACAGAACAACAATGGAAACCTTGACAGAAATTCAAAAGAAAACTATCCTTTACGCTTACCTTGACCTGAAGGGTATGTTGAGTTCAATCAGGAACGAATCAGGGTATGACGTGGATGCAGAGGAAGTGGAGAAAACTATTGAGGAACTTGAGGAGAATTTTGATTTCATCCGTGAAGACAAGGAACTGAACGGATAAAATTACCTTCATATTCTAAATGAAATAATTTATGAGAACGACAAGTGTTACTATTGTAAACATGAAAGGTTCAGACAGCACCGTCATTGGATTGACATTCAATGACATTCCCGACCTTATTTCAAAAATTGATGATGAAGTAAAGGGTACGGGTTACAAAAGGGTTGAAGTGTCTGTTGATTCATCCGATTTCACATCAGAAGAAATGGAAGTGTTAAACAATAACGAAATATTCTAAATCAAATCGTATGACAACGAAAGAACTGAAAGAACAATTACAAGAGGACATCATTACCTTTTTGGGAGATTTCATTGATAAAGAAGAAATGGATTTGGTATGTAATATGATTATCGAAAGGGTAAACGAATTTGAAGAATCAAATAAAACCAATTGAAATGAAAATCATCAACATCATTGAAAGTCAGAACAATTCAGTTCAACACATCACAAGTTTTTGTTGTGTCAATGAAAAATCAATTGAAAGTGTTACTAAAAATGCGGTAGAAAAATTCAAGTCAATCCTGAATTCTAAATTCAGGATTCCCAAAGAAGATATGGATATGTATGTTGAAGATGGTTTTTATGACGATGACCGTTCAGGATATGTATTAAGTATTACACAATCAGATGAAATATATTAAAATTCAAATGAAATGAAAATTGTACTGAAAAAAGAAGTTCCGTGTTTCCAATACACAATCCCCGCAGATGTGGAACTGAACTATTTTATCATGACAAACAGAAATGGGGATAAAATGATATTTGCGAAGTTCCCACAGAAAGAAACATTGGTTACACGGGTGACAAGAAAGAACATCAGGAATTTCCAACGTCTGAAAAATGAAATCCTCAACCCGCATCATCCTGAATGTCCTGCGGTTGATGGTTTCGGTTGCCGATGCGATGGAACTTTCTTAAATAAAGATGTATGAAAAAATTGGCACAAAGACAAGTGGTGTCAAATCATCACGTCATAGACGTAAGTCTAATAGGTGATGTCGGTATGTTATCAATCACCGACAATGGTTTATACCCTGACGATGATAGTAGAACACATCGAAGGGATATGGGGTACAATACCATGATGATACCTACCATGAGCCGAGAGGCGTTGAAAGATTTGAGAACTGCTATTGATGAAGTTCTGAAAAATTCAAAATAAATTTGGCAGACTGATATAAACGTATTACCTTTACATTCTAAAACAAACAAAATGAGTTATTCAATCAAACGTGAATGTTGGAATGAGAAAACATATAACGGGTACACAGATAATCCATATTGGAGGATAGAATTTTCATGTTACATAATTGGTTTGTCCGATGATGGTAGGTATTGGGGTATCGGTGATGTTCAAGATGTGAAAACATGGAATGTTAAAGAAATGTTAAACAAGATTATTGATGAATGTAAATTGAAAATAAATTTGGCGGACTGATATAAACGTATTACCTTTACATTCTAAAACAAACAAGTTATGAACCTGAAAGAAATTCAAACCGATGAACTCATTCAAGAACTTTGCAACAGAGGTTTCATCAAAGTATTTTGGAACAAAGAAGATATTGAGGTGTCGGCACAATCCCGATTTAACATTACCCTGACCGAAGAACAAGTCAATGAAGTTGTGGAAAGTATTGAAAACTCCTTTGATGCCAACGTTGGTGTGAATTGGGATGTCATTGCTGATAACATTGATTATGTCATAAACTAAAATAAAACAAAATGAAAACTATTCAAGAACTGAAGGAAGCAATCAGCAATAATGTTGAATTGATTTGGAATGACCCTGACCCGATTAAGGGGAATGATTATACCATATCTTACATTGTGAATATTGATGATGATTTTGACGAAGATACCCCTATCTCAATTCAATACAACAATGGGAGAAGCGAAGCGGAAGTTTTTCTTCATGAAATATTAATCAAATAAAATGAACCCACCCAAAGGACATTACAGAACAATCATAGGTGACAAGTATCCCGCAGTCCGAATTGCTTTCACACATACGCCCATTATTGGTTGCCGTGAAGTGAATTCCGAACCTATCTTAAAGGTATTGGATGAATCATCAGATACATATGCAAAATTCTATTCCGATGGCTTGAGAAACAAAACCCTTGTAACTATTGTCGAAAATAACTTTGACAGAACCTACAAGAATAACGGAGAATTATTTTTCACCACCTAAAATAAATTTGGTAATATCAAATATTCGTTTTATCTTTACATTCTAAAACAAATAAAATGGCAAACAAATCAGAGTATCTCGGTATTGCAGGTGTGGCATCACATGATAAAAAAGATGTTGAGGAATATAATAAACTCCTTGCTTTATTAGGTTCTGAAGGTATGTTAATACAATTTGAAAGATGGATTGATGGAGAACAATTATCTGAAATAATTGAATTTGTTAAGGATAATTTGAGTGAGTGCGGAATTGATTTTGAAATTGAAGAAAATTAAATTTGGTCATATCACATAAACATATTACCTTTACAATCTAAAACAAATAACAATGGCAAACTATCTTGACGGTATGGAGGATGGAAAACACAACTCCGATAACATTGAAGTGTCTTCCAATAAGAAATCATTTACGGTTAGTATTACGTTTGATTGTGTGGATGCAAAGAACCCATTGGAAGCGGCAAAGATTGTGGCAAAGTGGTTGGTTGAAGATGATGGTCAAGGGAACGCATTTGACATGGTTTACGATGTCAGTGACGAAATCACAAACGAAAAATTTATAGTTGATTTGGATGCGGATGATGATTATGCCGTATTACCTGACAAATAAAATTTGGCAGATTCATATAAAGATATTACCTTTACATTCTAAAACAAACAAATCATGGCAAAGAAGAAAGTTAAAGCACAGAAAAATGTGTTTGAACAAGAACATCGCATGAAGACCCGTATGGAAGCGATATACGAATGTGTCTTGTTCGTAGATTGGCACAAAATACGCAAGGTCATGAAGGATTTGAATTGGACATGGGTAACAACCAATGATAAAACCCCTTCCGTGAATGACCTGAAAGACACGGCAATCGGTTTGTTTGAGGATGCTTTCAAAATCATTGATGGTATTAAACTAACCAATGACGGAAAAATTGAAGAAAGGGAAACATTCTTATCAAGGGGTGGTGTGTACGTCAAATTATACATAGAGGATAACGAAGTGTGTGAAATTGAGTGTGGGTTCACTTTGGAATCGAATTCCGTATTTATGTGGGAAACAAAGGACGAAACGGTGGGGGAATAATCCCTCACCTTTTTTTAAATTCAAAAACAAACAATTATGGAATATAGTGTCTATGGTATTGATAGTTATAAACTGACTGATTCGACTGAATTAACCAAACTTGTTGGTGGAAGTTTAACAGATGATGAATTTATTGAGATAAGTCAAGAACAAGGAAACGTTTGGTCATTAAAAGACTTTGAACGTGAATATAATTACGACCATATCAAAAATTCCATATTCATTCGTTTCATAAAAACAAATAAATAATATCTTTGCAAAAAATTCCAATATGACCAAAGTACAATATGGGGTATTCCTCAATGGGGAATACACGGACACAAAAGATTTGAAAGAAGCGGAAGACAGGTTTAAACGTGTTGAGAAGTCCGATTTTTCATTTACATTCATTGTAAGGAAAGAATTTTCAAAGGACGGAAAACTATTGTCTGAAATAATGATAGGGTAATTTGTTTTAGAGTAAAGGTGCGGGGGAGTGTTTCTACACTACCCCCTTTTTTTTTACCCCACCCACGTGCCAAAGAATATTTGAATCCCCATAGGATAGAACCCTGCCAAAGAATATATTTAAAATTGTCTGAAAAAAAGTTGAATAAAAATTTGGTGATATAAAAAATTGTTTTATCTTTGTGTTCTAAATGATTCAAATATGAAAGAACAGACATCCCCCGAAGTGACCTCCATCCTTGAGAAAGTAGGTCTGAATTGGAAAGTTGAGAAACAACCTATCCAAACGTCCACAGGTATTGAGATTCCCGAATTTGCGGCTATCATCCGTACCGATTCCAACATTCCCCTTTCCGTTATGGGGGCGAAGTATCAACCCTATCAGAATGAGGAACTCCTCACTCTCCTTGAAAGGGTATCCCACAAGACGGGTCTTGACATCCACAATGGTGGGTATTTCGGTGACGGACAGAAAGTCTATATTCAACTCAAGACCAATGACCTGAAGTTGGGTAAGGACAAGGTGGAAGGGTACATCACAGGTATCAATTCTTTTGACGGGTCAACGTCCCTTGGTTTCGGTAACTCAACCATCACCATCTCTTGTCAGAACACATTCTTTGGGGCTTACCGTGAGGTGTCCTCAAAGGTTCGTCACACAGAGAACATGGGTATCAAGGTTGACGAAATCTGTCATCGTCTTGATGTCCTTGTTGAGGACGAAAAGAAACTCTTCCAACGTATCAAAAGGATGAGTGAGGTGAAGATGGATGACAAGGTAAAAGAATTGGTGACAAGAGCTCTGTTCGATGTTACCGACAAACTTGACCTTACAAGTGAGGAAATCTCCACAAGGAAAAGGAACGATATCAGTCGGTTCTATCTTGACCTGAACGGAGAACTGAAACAAAAGGGAGACAACCTTTGGGGACTCTTCTCAGGTGTCACAAAGTTCACAACCCATACGGTCGGTAAGGGTGAGAACAACACCGAAAAGAAACTCTTCGGGGTCTATGGTAAAAGGGAACGGGAAATCTTTGATTCCTTGGTATCCTTGGTCTAACTCCCACAACCCCCCGTCATACACGGGGGGTTTTTATTTATCTGTTTTAAATGTTCTTTGGCAGGTAGGAATTAAAAATAAATTTGGTAATATCAAATATTCGTTTTATCTTTGTAATCTAAATTAAAATAAAATGTTCGTAGTACGTGACCACAATCGTTTTAAAATGTTTGAATATGAGAATGAACCATGTGAAACGTTTCAGTTGGGGGATGTTCTTTTGAAAGAATATGACGATGAAAAATGTCCCATAGAAATTGGTGTGGTTATTCAAACCTTTTCTGACGGTGATGTAAGGACAGATATGTGGGGGATGTGTTCACCTTCAGAAGTTCGTCATCCGACATTTAAGGAAATCAAGAAGTATCGTCCGAGGTTGTTTAACCACATTAATTCTCAGATTGTTTTTGATAACATAAAGGAAAACTTAACCAAGGATATTTCGGAGTTCTGTAAGGATAAAATGAGTGTTGAGGATATCCGTAAATTATCTAAATTGATTGAGGATAACACGACTCTTTGGTACTAATTTAACACCCCCGTCATACACGGGGGATTTTTTTTAAAAAATAATTTGGTGGTTAAATAACTTGTTATTATTTTTGGTAAAACTAAGTTTATATGAAAGAATTCAAGGTTCTCTACACCAAAGATTTGAGTATTTTTAAGTTCCATCAAGTGAACAGGGATATCAATAACCCACAATCACAAAACAGGATATTCAGGATATCCGAATCCATGAAAAAGGAGCTGAAAAAACACCCCATCATTGTGACCACCAAAATGGTTATTGTTGACGGACAACATCGGGTGAAAGCAGCTGAGATTGCTGGATGTGGTATTTTCTATATCATCGATGAAAGTATTACAAACACCGCCAAAGGGATTTTCGAAGCTGCCAAGGAACTTAACAAGAACGCCAAGGAGTGGAGTAAGAAAGATTATATAACAGGGTACGCAAACCAAGGTAACGAATCTTACCGTATATTGGATGAGTTTGGTGAGAAGTTCCCCATGTTCTCATTGACCGAACGATTGATGTTACTTCAGAATAGTGGTACAAAACACGCAAACAAAAAAGAGTTTGCTGACGGTAAATTCAGTGTCAAGAATCTTCAGACTGCAGAAAAGTGGGCAAACAATCTTCTTCAACTCAAACCATATTTTGAAAAAGGATACAACCGTTCAAACTTTGTCCGTACTCTCCTTTCCATTATGGAAAAGAAAAAAGGATTTAAATTTGATGAGTTCCTTCATAAGGTTAAGGTACGTCCTGATTTACTTCAACTTTGTGGGGATAAGAAATCTTACTCACTCATGATTGAGGATATCTACAACTATCGTAGAAAGAATGATGAGAAGATGTCCCTGCGTCTCTGAAACTATTTAGGGTTAATATGAAGATGGGGGGATATTTCTATATTCCCCCTTTTTTTATTCCCAACCCACGTGCCAAAGAATATTCAGAAATATTGGGTATCATTTAACACAGGACGTGCCAAAGAATATTCAGAAGAATTAAAGTTTTATTAACAGTCAGGTTGCCAAGGAATATTTTAAAAATAAATTCAATTTAAATTTGGTGGTTTCAAATATTCGTTTTATCTTTGTATCCTAAATCAATTTATATGTTAATTTACAAGAACAAGAAACAAGCCAGACAGTTAACGGGGTTTTCTTATTTTGGTATGGTGAACAATTCAACCAAACATGAGAAAGCTTATAAGTACAACGAACTGGTGTACACAATTTACTTCGCCCCAGCCAAAATGAGCGGGTTTGAAGTATGTCCGTCCCGTACCCCTGAATGTACGTCCGTATGTCTGAATGAAAGTGGACAGAACAGGATGGATATTCATAAGAACAAAATTAACAAGTCCCGTATCAGTAAAACACAATTGTTTTTTAATGAACGGGAATTTACCGTCCGTTGGATTATCGATGAGATTAAATCGGGAATTAAACGTTCACAAAAATTGGGGTATCGTTTTTCGGTTCGTCTGAATAATACATCCGATATTTCCCCTGAGATGTTTTATGTGAATGAGAACGGGAAAAACGTGAATATCCTCCAGATGTTTCCAGATGTCCAATTTTACGATTATACCAAAGTTCCGACCCGTACTAAGGTTTTGGAGAAATATCCTAACTATGACCTTACATTTTCGTTCAGTGGACATAATTGGGACGTGTGTAAGGAAATGTTAAAAAAGAACGTTCGGATATCCGTTGTTTTTGACAAATTACCCGAAACGTTTGAAGGGTACAAGGTTATTGACGGGGACAAGTATGACATGAGATACATCGATGAACCGAACGTGATTGTCGGACTCAAGTTCAAAAAAGTCCGAAACAAGTTGGACTCATCAAATAAATTCGTAATACGGACCCACCAAATATAGGTGGGTTTTTTTTACCCATCCACTTGCCAAAGAATATTTGAAAAAAAAATAGTTGGTATATTCATCTATCCTTTTTATTTTTACAAGACAATTAAAAATTCATATGGGTAACACCATATTCACCATAAATAAATTTGGTATAACGATAATTGTTTAATATCTTTACAATAAAAAAAGTTATGGACTCAATTCAATTTATTCAGAAGTACCCCGCATTGATTAATCAGGTATCACAAATGATTAAACCTGAGTATCAAAATGTTGTTAATCAGTTGAAGGACACCGACCCGCATGATTTAATAACACCCGATACATATTTCGTGGATGATGTTCACGCACTGGGTTTTGTGTGGAACATGTTCAGGATGTTGAAGGATAAGACAATTGTTTGTTAAATCAATCTACCTGTATTACCTTTACTGAATCGGAAAAAGAAAAGAAAAATAAAACGGTTTTAAATGGGACGTGTTAACAAGAAGAATGAAGGTGTGTTTGTTGAGTTGGTTGGGAGTGACGAGAAAATCAGTGCTTTCGATGTCTTCATCAACAACAATAATCCTAAGGAGATGTCTGAGACCTTATCGACATTTGTACAGGATTATAAAGCAACAGTGGACAAATTCAGAAAAGAGTTCAGCAGACTTTCCGTGCTTGAGGAACTGATTATGCAACTCAGGTCCAAGGAAGACATGGAAATCAAATTATCCATTGCAGGAGGAGGGAGTTCAGGAACTTCACAGTACATCTATGCACGTAGCAACTTCTACAGGAAAGAGAAGGTTGCAAAGGATATTCGTGTAGTTGTGGACCCTCTTGAATTCTGGCAAGACAAAATCAAAACAGGAGTTGATGACCTGAGGAAACATAAAGACTTCATGGAGAAAGCTTCTGATAAACTCATAAGAGCAATGGAAGAAGAGATTGTCACAAGGAGCCAAAAACTTAAAAAGAAATAAAATGGACAAATCATTATATGACACGTATTACAATCGCGCTGTCGAACATTGCAAAGATTGGGGTGTCACTGACCCACACATCGTAAGTATTACACAGTCCGTGATGATGACCAGGGACAATTACATGCAAGGTGGTGGTTTCGTAACGTCTGTTGTCAATAATGATTTGAGGACAGCAGTTAGTATGGCAGATACCAAATGTATCAACCATCTCAGAGTTATCGTATCTGCAATGTACCACTCATTCATTACAGTGTATGACAAAGAAACTACTGAATAACCTGAAGTGGTTCGTGGATTACTACCTATTCTACTTCCTCTACAACCCACATAAAAAACATCGGTACATTAAGTACATGGTAAACAGATGGGGTGATAGATATAAAACAAAATTAAACGGGGACAACTAATCCCCGTTTCTTTTTTCCCCCACCCTGCCAAAGAATATTCAGATGAATTCTGATTTATTTAACACCCACCCTGCCAAAGAATATTCAGATGAATTGTGATTTCATTAACAGTAGGGGAGTGCCAAGGAACATTCAGATAAATTAGGATTTATTTAACAGGGGACCTGCCAAGGAACATTCAGACGAATTGTGATTTCATTAACAGTAGGGGAGTGCCAAAGAATATTCAGACGAATTATATTATCTTTAACATATCCCCCTGCCAAAGAACATTCGTTCTATTTAACACAATATTAACAATCAGGTTGCCAAAGAATATTCGGAAAATAATTTTAAAAAATATATGGCAAAATTTTTTTGTTCCATGATTATTCCGTATATTTTAATTATAAAACATTATGTTATGACAAAGAAAACAACATCACAATCAAAAAAAACTAACCAGACAAAAACAACCTATCGTTCCGTAGGTAGGAACATCTATTTCGATGGATTCTCTTACCGTGTAAGAATGTCTATCGATGGTGTTCGTTACAGTAAAAACTTCTCCTCTAAGAAGTCCGCAGTACAGTTCAGAAATGAACTCCAGAGACAATCACAACAAGCGTAATAGTTTGTTACACAAAAATAAAACCGTTCCATTTCTGGGACGGTTTTTTTATGTACGTATGACAACCCTTCGGGTGTATGACAGGTCCCTATACGTATGACAGACACCATTATGTATGACGGAAACGTAAATCTATATCACGTATGACAATATACATTACCCCCTAACGTATGACATATAAACCTGTTTCAGGTATACACGTATTACAGGTACATAAAAACCCCGTTCTGGTATATTGCATCGATACCCCTAAAAAATTGTCGTTTCTGATATCAAAAACGGGACTTTTTTTAGTCTGAAATTTTAAAAAAATTAGGGGGTATTACAGTCTCACACAGGGGACAATCCCCAATACTGGTTCCTGGTTTTTCTCACACTATATTTATTCCTGTTTTTGTATATCCCAGAGGGATTTTTTATTTATTTTCTGTAATACAGGATTTTGTATTCATTTACGACAATGTTAATCATTTAGAACTATAATTCAGGGGCATTCCAAAGGAGTCATATAGTTCATGATATAGTTCATCAATTTCGATACCAATTTGATTATCTACATATGTAAAATATGGTTCATTGTAGAATTCGGCCAATTCGATTAGACGTAATTTATCTCTTATAAACTTATCGGTTTCATCTATGTTCATTTAATTTCATTTTAGGATAAGATAATATCTATTTCAAATTTTATATCGATTATTTCATTATAAGTTTGGTTCATAAGTAAATCATGGAGTTCATTTAAGAGAGGGGTATTGATATGACTTGATACAGATTTTATTTCTTGTACGATATCTGAGGTATCAGATTTGTTCATGTTTTGTATAATTATTTTTTAATTTCTGATATATTTCCTATTTGTATTTGCAGTTCACCGAGTTCTGTTTCAGGTGAATCTCGTATGTGGGTGAATAATAGGAAAAGTAAATCCCATTGTATATGAAAAGTGATTTCTTGTGTATCAAAATCTATGTTGAATTTTGTGATGTCATTATGCATCTATATCCAATTTTATGTCAACAATTTCATTCAAAATCATATTAACGAGTATTTTTTGTGTATCGTTATCTATGTAATTTAATACAGATTATATTTCTTTGATGATATGTTCTGTATTTGGTTTATCATCGATTTGATTCATTGCAGATATCTTTTATTTGGGATTCTAATTCAATTATTTCCATATTAATTGTACGTAGTAGTTCCATTTTTAACTGCGTGTATAAATCAGTATTTATCTTAGTGTAGATAAAGGATGTTGGTTCACGTATTAAAATTGAACTGATAACTATTTTATCGTTCATTGTAGATTTCATTTATTCGTAATTCTAAATCAACTAATTCTGTTAGTTGATTATTTGGGATTACTTCTATATAGAATACGAGGTCTTCTGGGAATATATCTTTGTGAAATAAATTGGTATATAAGTTATCATGTAATTTGGTTAAATTTAACTTATTGTTCATTGGTGATTCTTGTTATGGTGGTTTCTAATTGATTCATTTCCCAGATAACTCTTTGTCTTAATGTGAAATATAGATTATCAAATAATAAATTGTCAAAAGGGTTTTCGATGTTTGATGTAAAGTCTGGTATATTTTCTTTCAAGTCTTCCATTAATTTACTGTTCATTGCAGATTTCTTTTATTGTATATTGTAATTCTATCATTTCTGTAGTTGTTGTTTGAATTAGGGATACATATAGTTCTTTGTGTAATAAATCGTCAAAAGGGTTTTTGTAATGTGGTGTCATGGTTAATACTTTTTCCGAGAATTCTGAACGTATATTATTGTTCATTGATAACTTGTTTTATGGCGAAACATAATTCATTCATTTCTTTATTTGTTGTTTGATTCATTGATACATGTAGTTCTTGGAATAATAGTAGGTCAAAAGGGTTGTCTATGGTTGGTGTAAAGAATGGTAATTTTTCCAAGAATTGTAAACGTGTATTATTATTCATTGCAGATTTCTTTTATTTCAAAATTTAGTTGTCTGGTATTTAATTCTAATTGACTTTTCAATTTAAGATGTAAGTTAATATATAAATCTAAATTTAAATTTTCATTTAGTTCTGTGTGAAGTGACTCAAATATAATGGTGGATGAACTATTGATAAATGATTTGTTCATTGGAGATATTTTTTATTTCGAAATATAGTTCATGGAATTCTCTGTGTATCCCTTGATTTTGTGATTCGTAAAGTTCATCAAATAATCTTTCGGTATTATAGTCTTCTATTGGAGATAAACTATATGTGTTCATGAAAAAATGTGGTTCAATTTTGTTGTTCATCGATTTGTTCTTCAATTTCTTTTAATTCATTAAAAATCATCTCGTATAGTAATTCATTCAATTCACACCACACTTCAAATGTGATAACAATTTCAAGTGCAAAATGATTCAGTCGTATATCCGTTAAATCAATTCTCTTATTCATTGATTTGTTTTTTACAAAAGACGTTTATTTCAGATTCCAATTCCATATATTCCATTTCCGTTGGTTCTCTTAATTGGTTAAATATTTGATAAGGAAGCACCCAATGTATCCAAGTATTGATATCGAAAGATACAAATTCTTTCAACTTATTTTTATTGAATCTGCATTTATTATAATCCATCTATTTGAGATTTTAAATTCATAAATTCCAATTCAATTGGTACTCTTAATTGGAAAAATAACTTAGGAATACATAACCATTGTATATATTCATGGGTATCATAAGAAAACAATTCAAACAGAATTTTTTCATCTATTTCACATTTTTTGTATTTCATCTATTTCAACATTTAATTGATTGAATTCTGTCTCAATTGTAAATTTAAGTTCGTCATGTAATCCAAGATATAACGTAACATCAAAAGAATCATTATATATGGGATTGATATCCAAATTAAAATTTTTATGTACAGGTTCAAAAAGTGATATTTTATTATTGTTCACCACAAAGAACATTTATTTGGTCGGTAATTTCATGGATTTCAAAATTTAAATTATTTTCAAACCCATATACAGTTATCAATTGTATTAATTCTTCCACATCTTTATTTAGATAGAATATATCGTTTATCTGTTTGAGTTTAATTTTAATTTTATTGTTCATGGTTTATGTAAAAGGTTGTGAAATTTTTAATTTCCATCAGTTCGAAGTTAAAATCGAGACATAATTTAAGATATACATCTTCCTTAATTGATTCAGACGTGACATCGCATAAATCATCATACTTCTCATTATCCAATTCAATTTTATTGTTCATCGATAAAATCATTTATTTCAGATTTCAATTCATTTATTTCAATCGAAGATTTGGAATAAAATTCACCATATAACAAAATTAAATCCGTATTGATTGTTAATTCAGAATTTAAAGAATGATGTAATTTCATCGCAACTTTATTTATAATTTCCTTGTTCATCGATAATTTCATTTATGTTATCTCTCAGTCTATGTATTTCTAAAGAATAAGAAAATAAATTAAAATACAATGCGGAATGTAAATCAAAATCTAATATGAAGTGTATATCGTGTATTCCATTCATAAACCCAATAACTTCACCTATTAGTGGCGGATTCAGGTCAATTTTTTTGTTCATGAATGATGTTTTCGATTTGTCGTTCTAATTGAAAGAACAAATTATCCGCTTCATAAAAATCTTCCGATAAAATCTGTGTTACTTCTGTATCTATAGGTTCATCAGGTAAATACAACACGACTTCGAGTTTAATTTTCTTGTCTATATGCCAAAAAATTGATTTCACGTTTCAAAAAATTTGCTTCAAAAAAAATTGGTTGGTAATATGGTAAATAAATTTCTTGAACTAAAAAATGAATTTCTTTAATTTCTTCTTCTGAATAAATTATTTCATTAAAATTGAATTCTTTTATGTTAATTTTTTTATTCATAATAAATGAGGTTTGTTATTTCTCTTTTTAAATCTGATTCAATTTCCATACGTAATGTCCACCAAGAATCATTAGTTTGATTCAAGATTGTGTGATTCGTACCAAAATAGAACATTTTTTCCGTCAACGGTAAGTAAATTTTATTATTCATGGTCAATAAATTTGTCTATTTCATCATCCAATGGATGAAAATCTAACATCGACATTTCTTCTTTTACTTTATTCATAACATCGTCTTCGTAAATTGGGACGAAATTCCCTTTTCTAAAAAAATCGGTGTCAAATGTATTTATTGAGTGATGTATTGAAAATCTGTTATTCATTTTTTGATTTTGTATAGTTCATCAATTGCATCGGTTAATTCATCCATTTCTGAATCAGGAGAAACATATAAATCTCGTTTTAATTCAACATATCTTTTAATTGTGTACGCAATAGATTCAATTTCTTTATGTTTTGGGTTTGTCATTGTTTCAAACAACTTCTGTGTAATGTCACGTAAGATAGAATTGTACATAGTTTTTTCAAATTTTTATATCTGATTAATAATCTATTAAATCATCCAACAAATCTTGCAATGGTTCCAAATCAATATTTAAAATTTCATTAATTTTCTTGTGTAATTCCCAATCTATTTCTAAATGAATATAATTTTGTATTCCATAATATAGTTTGTTATCGAAATTAATCAATGTTGAATGTATTGACCTTGAATTTTTCATATAAATGGATTTTATTTCATTTCTTCATTAATTAAATCATTAATTTCACTGTATAAACCTTCATACATTTCATTGGTTTGAAAATTGTTATCGATTTCTATTGTCAATCCATTACGCATACCACAACCTATATTATATTCTAATTCTTTAATAAATGAGGTATAAAACACTTGAAAGTCTTCACTATTATTTTTAAACATTGGGTATTAAATTATCATTTTCACTTCGAAGTTCCCTAAAATCAACGCACAAATTTGTAAATGATTGAAAAACATCATTGTTAAAAATATCAGAATTGGTTTTCATAAAAATTTGTAGATGGTCAACGATAAAATTATCAAAACGATTTATGTCAATAAATGTCTTATCTATTCGCATTCAAAATTGATTTTATTTTTTCATCCATAAATAATTCATCTGTCTGTATTTTTAAATCTTCCATTATATTAAATAATTCATTCCAATCTGAGTCACGAAGAATAATATTATTACTTATTTTAAAATAAATCAGTTCATCATGTATTGGTCTGATGATTACCGAATTCATTGATTCTGATAATTCTTCAGTAATTTTGGTCATGGATGTTTTTTTGATAGAAAGTATGATATTTCTAATTCTAAACGCCTAAATTCAGGAAATTGGTCATTAAATGAATTTTCATTTGTACTAATAAAAAAATCATATAAATAGTTATTGATTGATTCTTTTAATTCATAATGAGAACGCCAAAATTCTGCGTCATTTCTCTGTTCTTGATATTCCATGTTTACGATAAACTATTTATTAAACTATGTAATTCCATAATTACAGTAAAAAATTCTTCTGTTTCTTCATTTGTCCTTATGTTTGTATTTGTAACCCCATTTAATGACACTAACATAGTAGTAAATTCACTATGAGGTTCAAAAAATTCTTCATCAAGTTTTATGTGTTTCATGAATTTTCCAACGAAAATTTTTTTCCAACTGATTTTTGATTCATTTTTATCCCAAACTGACCAATTTCATCCTCCAATTCAACGAGTTCATCAAAAACATCATTGTATGCATTATTCAAAGTTCTATCATAAAGTAAAAATCTATCTGATTTTACATCAATATCAAAATTATGTAATGATAGTTTAAAATTAAATAACATACTCATATTAAATTGGTTATTTCTGTTTCTATATCACGAAATTCCGCATTTAATCTCCACCTCATCACTCTTTCTTTATCATTTTTCATAAACAACATCACCATATTATAAGTTAATTCTCTTTCTGATGTGCTGTCTATAAATGGCATATTATTCTCAATAAGTCCTTCCATGTCAATGTGTTCATTCATAAATTCGATTGTCTAATATGATGTCAATTTCAGTTGACATATCTGATAAATCATTGTATAAAAATTCAAAATCATCAATAAACATTTCGTCCATTGATGATTGATGTTTGTTCTGAAAAAACTCTAAAAAGAATTTTTCAATGTCGTCTCTTATTAATGTCATCTGTTAGTCGTTTTATTTCTATATTTAAATCACTTAATGTATTATATTCATTATTAAAATTATCAAATGCACGTATAAATTGTTTTTCGTTAATATGTTTTTCGTTTTCTACTCTTGGGTTGATTCCGTAAAAATATCTAACAAATGATTCCATTTTATATTTTTTATTTTTCATCTATTAATTCGTGTTATTTCCGTACCCAATTGTGCAAACTCCTCTCTTATGACAGTATTAACAACTTTATCAAATATATTATCTGTATTAACGATTTCATATGTTGTTGTCACCTCTGAACCCAATTCATCAAAGAATAAATTAAAATGTGGTGAAAAATGATTATTCATAATTCAAATCATTAATTATTTTTATTTCTTGCTCTTTCGAGTACAATACCTTTAATCGGTCCGTTTTTATCCTTCTCATGTGGTCCATAGTACCATTCTTCGTTAATATACAACGAAAAATTGGTTTCATCAGATATTTTAATATCATCGAAACCTGATTCATAACCTTGAACAAAAACTCTTAAATCAGGGTCAAGTTTTTGCAAAATTTCAATTAACTCTGATACTACCATCTTTACAAATTTAGTAGGTAACCTTTTTCAATGAGTTGAATCATAGCGTAACAATCGGATATTGTGGCATTTGTTAACAGTGTATCCGAAGATACGAATACACCGTTAACAACTTCACCACTACAAAGATGAAATCTATTTACTTGCTCTTTCGATGCAAATATCTTAAATCTTTCATCGTTATCCATCATGTCATATGGATATTCATTCGACATAACTACTAATTTTTTTCATAATAAGTAGATGTACCCAATGTATCAATCTTCATGTCCCAACCAAAATTTTTCTTGATATAGGTATATCTTAAATCGATAAATTCATGAACATGATGGTCACTCTTATGTTGGATATTTCTCTTTTCCTCTTCTAAATATGTGAGATGATTTTCTTTTTCAACATATTCAATTTCCATGTCATCCGAAAATAGATACACAACGAATTTTATTGATGAATATGACAAAAAAACCATTGAAACAAAAAATCCGAGAATGATTACCTTTTTCATTATCTTTTTAATTTTGATTCTGAACACCAATTGTTATTGCTGAAAAATCCATGAATTTCTTCACCTTCATCATGTTTTTCGAAAGCAAAAATGAAATAAGCTGAAATAAATGAAAAAATCGTGATTAATGTTGGTATGAGGATTGTACGGTGTGTTATATCATGAATATCGGAAAACAAACCAATGATTAACCCAAAAATCGGCATTAACATGAATGTATTGAATAATTGATAATTCCACCATGATTTCCACCTGAAACCATCAATCAATCTGAAAATGGTAAAATCATTGCCCCACTTGTGAACCATTCTGTAATGGGTGTCATTAATTTTATAAAAGATAACAGGGTCCAATTGTCTCTTTGTGAGATATTTTTCATCTCTTAATTGAAACATTTCTTGCGGAGCCATAATGAAGAACTTATTCTTTAAGTTCCATTCATTCAACTCAACTTTCGCATCTGCTGAAAATTGTTTCAACTTTGAAGTAAGTTCTACATCAAATGAACCTGTGTATAAATTTGATGAGAGAAATCTCAAATGATAATCTATACACAATTTTTTAATTTGGTCAATGGTATAGACATCACCCACATAATTTTTCTCCAAATTCTCCAACTCAATCTGTCTCCCCCTAATTGTTTCAACCTGAGACAATTGCGATGAATTGGATAGATTACGAAGGATTCTGAGGTCTTCCTGTGAATCTCCCTCTAAAAGAAGTTTCACATCCTTAACAGGGTCGCTGTTCAGAATCGCTTGGTCTTTCTGTTTTTGCTCTTTGAGCAAACTTTCCATGTTTACTTTCATGATATTTGAAGTTTAAGGTAAATGTAAGTAATTAATTCAATAAAAAAAATCACATGAAAATGTGGATACTTTTGTTATAACACTATAATTTGTTTTATTTTTTGATACGAAAGAAATTTGATATAAAATCACCTGAATGGAATATTTTATCAATCTTGTAAATTACCCAACCACAAAAATAAATTAGAGCAAAGCCAGTGTTGACAATAGGTAAGAATGTAAATATTAAATCCGCAAATGAAGGATTTATACTGTCAAACGAACCTCCTTTTGAATGTGTTTTATGTATCCCGAAATAAGTCCCGATTGCACTGATAACGTATATGATGATATATTCTATCATAATTTTATTTTTTCAATTCTAATTGAAATTCACTTTCAAGTTCTTTCTGTTTCTCTTCTGTTATTGGTCCACCAACGGATGATACTAAACCGAAACTATTCTCATAACCTATAAACCAATTCACTTTGTCAAGTCCTTCTGTCATTGACCTTATGAAATAGTAATCGTACCTGTCATTAGTTTTTTTGAAAAACCAATAATGCGTTTTTGTTTCAATTTGTTTCATAAATTTTTCAATCTGTTTAAAACGTCTTGTGAAGTATGTCCGTCAAAAGGATACAATGCTTTTACTGTTTCAGGAATCTTGAACAAATCCCAATATTCTGCACTATAGTGATTACTTATTTGTCCTGTTGGTAATATTGCCACAACAATGAACCAACCGCCACCAAGACAGAGTTCACCATCATGATGTAACCAACTCTTATGAACTTCATATTTGTTTTGCAATGCCCATTCATTAAAGAGTGCAGCATTGTAAAGCATGCGGAAATCATAGAGTTCCTTGAATGTATGGTAACCATCTGAAGTATCTTCAGTGACTTTGTTTTGTTCATACTCCATTTTTTTGGCTTGGTCCTTTAATTTATTAATAAACAATGTTGCTTCTCTTGAAACATTCATATTGTTTATCTCTTTTGCAAACCATTCTACTGCCGTCTGCTTATTTTCCATATGTTTGATTATAATACTCTTCTCCTTTCAGATAATCCCCATCTATAAACGTTTTTTCGCTGTAATATGCATTATATGCTTTTACTATTTGCCTCTTCTCCATTTGTTTGGCTTGTTCAATAAATTTAGCAAGCTCTAACATATCGTTTGGCTTATCTGTCATCCACAGATGACCACTTTCTGTAATTGCATCTATGAACCATTCAACTGCCGTGACCATTTTGTTGGTGTCACCAATATGGTCTTCATACAACCCACTTTTTTGGTCTGCTTCCATTATTTCTGTAAGCAGTTTCTTTTGTTCTGCCTCCATTTGTTTGGCTTGTTTTAGAATATCAGAGTGCTTTACAACATATGCTCCTAAACTTAATTCCTTATTCTCCAGTTGAATCAAAAGTTTGTGGTGTTCTTTAGCATACCATTCAACTGCCGTCATGTTAGTCTGTGCCATAAGTTTGATTGTAGTATTGTTCTTTTAATGTTCCTTTAAAAGCCATTGTATCCCATTTCCCTTTGTCAAAAGCATCGCATATCTGCTCCTTCTCTTTTGGTATTAATGATTCAATCTTATCTTCAATCATCCTTGGATAATCCAAGTCCATTGGTAAAGTTTTCCGAACCCACACCAAAAGTTCATTCATTGCTGTTTGCTGTTTATTTTCGTTCATATGTTTCTTTGAAATATTCTAAAAATAGTCTTGACCTACCAAAATAATTTTCATGTAAACTTTCTTCTTGAGCAGTTAACCATGTTTCATTGTGCTGCTCTCTCTCCATTTGTTTTGCTTGGTTTTTCAATGAGTACAATAGATTATAAAGGTTTTCATCAACACAAAGCCTTTTATGGTCAATAATATCATTGTGTGCCAATACTTCAAAAAACCATTCAACAGCTGTCATGTTATTCTGTTCCATATGTTTCGTTGTAGTATTGTTCAAATTCTTTTTTATCAATACTTGCTGCATTGTCAAACTGTAAAGTAGAATCAAACCATGATTTTTTTATCTGCTCCTTCTCAATTTTTTTGGCTTGTTCAAATGCTTTATCAATTTTACCCCATTCTTCATCACTAAATCCATCCAATTGTTTAGGGAATAAATGACTGTATAACCATTCAACTGCCGTTTGCTGTGCCATGTTATTTGTTTAGTATTTGCAATTGTTCAAAAGATTTTAATGAATGCAATTTATTATTTAAATGTTCATTGTGTATTTTTAGCCCTAAATTACTCAAACATCTATAAACATCAGACATTACATCTGGTTTGTAAATATAATCATAACGCATTGAAACACCTAATGACATTACATTTATTGTGCCTCCATTCACTACTACCTTTTCAACTCCGTTAAGTCTTAATTCTTCGGCTACTGATTCCATGTAGTCATCGCTACTTTGAATATTGTTCATTTGTTACCTCCTTGTATTTTATCTCTCAACCACTTAGCACCTTCAATAAAACCCTCTTTGTTTGCCCAAAAATCTATACTTGCATCTTGAGGAACGTATGGCGAAAATTCATTTATCTCCTCATCACTTGGTAGTTCTATTGGAGTTATACTATTTGTATATGCGTTGAGTATATTCTTAGTTGTTTGGTTGTTATGTAAGCGTTCTGACCCATCCATAGTTGGGTGTTGGTAACCACCATACTCTCTTGGATTTGCAGATTCATAAAAATTAAGAAACCCAAGTACTTGCTCTTCTGTGTATAGTTTTTGTTGTGCCATGTGTATATTTAATTTATTGGTTCATCAGGAAGTGTTGTCCAATGTGTCACATCATCTAAAAAATTTTCAGACGATTCACTATAAAATCCTTTAACGTCATCGTAATATTCTGCCACTAACCAACGACTGTTTTTTGGAAAACTTTTTGGTGCGTAAACCAAAAAACTTCCATGTTCAACGTTTGGTAATTTTTCTTTTACACTAAATATTTGCTGTGCCATGTTTTATATATTTTCTTAAAATGTGTTGAAGTCTTGACATTCCTTCGGTTAAACCTTCTTTGATTGGTATTTCCTTATCGTACATATCAACACCATCTTTGATTATTGACTCGGACTCAACGCAGTCAAAACAATAACCCAATCTTAATTCCATTTCTCTACCGCAACATTTACATTGTTTCATATTTGTATTATTTATTGTTATCATTTTGCACCGTCTTTTCAATTAATTCTTAATGAATTTGTTTGATTCAGACCAACGCCACACTCTCCCCATGTTATTCTGCTTTTATTGTTGAAAATAAATTCCATTTGTTTACCAATTTTTGGTAATCATCAATTTTATTTTTTAAAGGATACCAACCAATAACACATGAAACAAGATTTGTTACGTTAGAATTATCTACAACCCAATAACAATCGTCATCATCTTCAACCACATCAATAAGATTAACGATTTCGAAATTTAAAATAACTAATGTGTTTTTAAATGGTTCCAATTCTTTTTTGAAATATTCAAGATTGGACATGTTAATTTTTTTTCTTTATTACCAAACAAGATTTCAATGTCTCAATTAAAGATACCAAATGTTTTTCAGATTTAATAACGATAGAATTATAGTCCAAAATTTTACAATACCACTCACCTTTATCAAGTTCATCATTTGCACATGATAATAAGGTTATGTCACCAATGTCGATACTGTAATAGTAATAACCACTTTTACCACCTGATTCTTCTTTGGTAACAATTTCTTTATTGAAACCAAGTTGGGTAAAAATTTTTTCTTTCATGAGTTTTTATTTTTTAATTCTTCAAATAATTTTTCAATCCTTCTGTGACCTTCTGACCATCTGTAAACTCTACCTATACCATAAACATAATATTCTGAAAAAAATGATAATCCTGGATGGTTGGTAATAAATGTTACATCATTCGGATTTTGAATAATACTATCCGAAAAAAAATTAAGACGGAATTCATCTTCTTTTTCATCTAAATACTTGGTTACTATCTCTTCTTTGATGAAATTACCACATATCCATGTGATTAATAATTCAATAACAATCATAATAATTAACACACAAATTGCAATTGCGATAATCATGGCTTTGTTTTTTTTATTTCCAAAATATTTGTAACAAAACAATTGTGAATGCAAGAACCAAACAAGTTATTGTTTTGGGTGTTGGGTGTTCGTTAAACATCAACCAACTCATTATGGTAAACACTATGACACCTACACCAAATCCAATCAATCTGCCAGGCCAATTTGCATCAAATTGTTCATTGAAAATTTTTGTTGTCCTTATAAAAATTAAGGATATTGGTAATCCCAAAAACATCATAATATATGGATTTTCTTTGGGGAATTTCCATATCATCTGTCCTTGTAACTGCACAAAAGAAATTACTTGTGCAAGTAAACTTAATAACAATGCATAAACAATTTTCATTTTATATTATTTGTCTGTTGCGAATATTTTTCTCCATTTTGGTTTAATAATTTTCCAAATAATTGGATTTATATCTCTACCATTTAACAAAGAAAATAAAATTGATGAATGATTATACCTTAGAGCTTGCTCAGCAAACGCTTTCCTGTCTTCGGTTCCTATCTTTAATGTTATGTCAGCATAATATGAAAGATAATCTTTTCGAATATTATCAAAACGTATCGCCAAATCTTTAATTATTTCGACAACCTTTTCTGCAACTTCATCAGGTACAAGATTCAAAATATCTTCCATAGTTCCACCATTCGATAATGTCTCCCATATGGATGTTGTTGAAATATTTGTCATTATGGCATGCAACCTGATATATTCTTCGCTTTTGATTTTCATTCTCATTCCAGATTTGAAACGAACAACAAACCCTTCAGCATTATCTGCTATCATACCTTTCAATACAGAGAAATCAGAAATACCATCGTATTTTTTCACCAAATCCCATTCACCCGATTCTACAATATCTTTATATGGTATTTCAACACCTTCAGAATCCATGATTGATAATAACACCAATCTTTCTGATTCACCGTAATTTACACATATCATATTTTCAGGATAAATTATCTCGAATAGATATGTGTAACCAGGAATGCAAATTTTATCAAGGTTATATTTCCTTGCTATTTGCATACCCTTCACTGATTGCTCAGAAGTAAAGGAACCCTTAGTTGACATGTGCCATTTACCATGGTAATGGAAGAAAATACCCAATGAACCATCCATTTTTTCAAATACCTCAAATGGTTCATTCGGGATTTGATTTGGTTCCAATTCTTCCATATTGAAGAATTTTTGAAATGATTTGGCAACAACATTACCATCATTATCCAAAATCAGCGCACGACAATTTAAAGTTATATCATCCCAATATCTGCCATACTGACATGTACGAGAATAATTATAAATGGACAAAGGTAAAGTTGGATGTGTTTGTTTTACCACCATACCTTTACCAATGTAGTCTTCCAATATGTCTAATGAATATTTCAAAATCTACAATTTAATATCGAACCTGTCACGCATTTGTTGTAACTTCTCTATTGGAACACCATGCAGATTAACACCACCATGGCGATTTTCAACAATAAGACTATGTACACGATAACCATATTTCTCAGCCAATAGATAGTAATCATCCATTTCCCATTCCTGAGTAAATGTGTTTGATACAACAACTGGTGAGTGTTCATATTTCATAGCAAACTCAATCTCATCTTTACACCACTGATGTGCATCTTTTATTTTGGACGGTTCGAATTTGTAATTACCATTTAAATCAACAAAATACATATCGGCTTCTTTGTGGCAATAATCTTTATCTCCAACCAACATTTTTGCGATTGTTGATTTACCATTTCCTGGTAAACCTCTCAATAAGTAAAGTTCTTTCATATTTTATTTTTTAAACCTTGCAAAACCAAACGAAATCTTTGTTGTCCTTGTCATGGTATATAGAGAATGTTTGTATAGGTCAGGTCTAAACAAATATAATGATAATTTCCCAAATTTTTTCCCGAATATCAATTTTTTACAATAAAATTCAGATTCACCCCAACCAATGTTTAATCTCCAATGTTTTCCATTTTCTATTGGGTCAACATGTAACGGTAAAAATTGTTTATCGTTATATTTCAAAATATAACAATCGAATCCGAATTTACCAATTTTGAAGTACCACAATGGTAACTTTTTATACTCACAATCCGCCTGTCTTCCGTTTTGCCACTTCCAAAGTTTCATAAATTACATTTTAGTTACTAACAAGTATTTGGTCAGCATATAAGTCTGTTGCGACACCATCTACATATACACGGGCATGTTTAGGTGTAATTAATTTAACGGAGTCACAATTTACCGTGGTAGACGGTGAATTGAAACCACTTCCGTAACTTGTATGAACTTTGTATTCCCTTTGTTTTCTTTCGTTACATGATATTAACAGGATTACCAGTACTAAGATTATATTTTTCATGACTTGAGTTTTAGTTTACCATCAATAAATTCTACTTCCCATTCTGTTTTGGGTTGGAGGGATTGAATTATTTCTTCTGCACTAAAGTTGTGTTTAACTGATGATTGGTCAGAAAAAAGTTGGGTGCTTACATAAGAGGTTGTTTGTGCTATCTCAATAGCTTTCCTCATATCCTCCTCTGTGTACTTCTTCTCCTTGTTATCTTCAAGGGCTTGGTTGTATGCCTCAACATAAGTCGAAACCATACTTCTCCAATAGTCTGTACTTCTTGTGGTTTGTCTTGTTGACCAATTATGTGCCTTCTTCTCCACATCCACCACACCAAGAAGTTCTTTTACTTCTGATAAAGGAAGATATTCTACATTAGTCCAATCAGGTTTCAAATTAGCGGTAGTTAATCCAACTTCATTCAAGAATCCTAACGGTTGTGTAGAGTGGGTGATTTTCTTCTGTGTTGATTTGTCTATATCATTCAGAGTATGGATTGTAAATAGCTCATACTTACCTGTAAGTAGTTTTTCTGCTACTATATCTCCAGTCGTAATCTCTGAATCATCACAAATAATGTAATGGTCTTCAGATAGTTTTTTCATTAACATAGTTTATTTTAACTTCTTTCTTTTAGAACTATTATCGATTGGTCATCATCAACAAAATGTATAGTGTGAGCACGTTCAATAAACATGTGAGAAATATTAAAACAACTAAAATCTATCTCATCTTTAGATACATTCTTTTTACTAATAACCATATCATCTCTTTCTAAAACTATTGTAATTGTCATAACGGTTTATTTTTTATTGGTTTGTAACACTATTAGTATCAGAATCGGGCAGTAATTCAAACTTAACAGTCATTACTGTTTGTAATTCATTCAACTTATCACTATGTGTTTTAAGACCAGTAGAAAGTTTTTTGAGTTGATTGAATTTACTATTTAGTGATAGCACATCTTGTTTTGTTTTAACCTCATTTAAATCACCTTGGAAATCATGAACAGCATTCCAAAATATTGTAACTCTTCTCATTTCAAGAATTATCAATGAGACATAACTTGAAGATAGCATTGATATAAGAATAGAAGAAATCAAACCTTTAATAATTCCCACTTCAAAAAGGAACATAATTAAAGGAATAGAAATAGGTTGAATCAGTAGTGTAAATAAGATGAACACCTTATAATAAGGCATCTCATCAAATACATACTTTATAAAGTTGTAGATTCTTGTTTTCATTGTTTTGTTTTTATTGTGTCACCTTTACATTTGATGCATTCTGGAGAATGAAGAACATTATATGTGTTGTTACTCCAATTTAACTCAATGTATTCATGTCCATCTGAACCCAATACAATTTGTGATTCACCTCTCCTTTTACCTAAAAGTTTAAATGGCTTTGGATATTCAGGTTTTATTGTGTCACCTTTCAATTTTTTGTATTCTTCTTTACTGATTACAATCTGGTCATTATTCCCACATCCAATTAGTATGAGAATAAAAGGAATTAATTTTTTCATTGTTTTGTTTTATTCGTTAGGAATGAGTTGATATTCATGAAGCGTGTCTCCTACATTGTACCAATCATACAATTCCTTTGTTGTAGAAACTGAGTATGTAGTTCCATTAATATAAAAATCAAAAGAATACAGCGTACCCATCTTTGTTGCGACTCTATCTTTACCAAGCACAACTAAAGGTTTATACAGCATCAGCTTCCCACTCTTCTCTGAATAACTAAAGCATCCTGAAAAAGATAGGATGATGAGTGACAGTAATAGTTTTTTCATAGTTATTCTTTTACGTTTTCTATACTTGTAATGATTGTGTTTCTGATTGGGTAATATGCAATATCTTCATATCTATTTGCCTCTATTTTGACCCAAAACTTATAGAATCCTTCATGTGAGTAACTCATTCCATCACACTTTATGGATGTTTGATGTGTTGTGTCTGAGTTGTTGTAATATCCGAGTATTGTTAAATGATAAATTTTCATTGTTTTTTATTTTTTACTATAAAAGTAGTATAAAATGAATACATAACACCAATCACACCGAGCAATAAAGAGATAACCAAAAGTATTTTCATTGTTTTGTTTTTAGAAATTCTTTATAATAATCTTCCCATGTGAGCATATTCTCATCAATAGATTTATCTCTATTTTCATACCATCGCACAAACTCAACAGCAATTTGTCCTGTTATCTCTGATGATTTGGACGCTGCTTTATTTTCTAAAAAAACAGTATCTACTATAGAATCATCTTCCTCATCTAATCTATAAGTGTGATAAGAATCTTTAATAGCGTCCAAATGCATTTTTTTTATCTTGTTCATTGTACTGCTGCGAATTTATTCTTCTTTCAGTTTTTCTTCCAAAATTGGATTCAGTGCTGATTCAATTCGTAACCACCCATTCCAATTTCTGCTTTGAGAACCATAATATGATTGATTCAGTTGAACTCTTAACCCTGATAAACTATATACAAATGTTATTGTTTCAAAGAACCACTCAAAATCGGTTTCATCAATAACTGTTTGTAAACGAATGAGATATTCTTGCTTAATATTATCAGGCAAATTGCTTATTATCGTAACACGCCCCAATTTTTCTTCAATCTTCCATTTATTTATTCTTGTCCATACAGATTTCTCTGTATCTTCATCAGGTTCATTCATAGTTTTCAAAACATCGACAAAACTTTCCCTAACAGGATTTATATGGTCATTTTTCCATTTCATGGAATAATCATCTTTCATTACACCCTCCTCAGCACAAAAATCAAATTGTTTGATTTCATCGTACACAGGTTGATGTATGTAAGTTACCGAAAGATTTTTAAATAACATCATTGCCTCGTCTGATAAATTCTTATCCAAACCTTTGACTTTCCAACTTTCATTATTTTCTTTTATTCCAAGTCTAAACCACCTATCATCGGTTGCTGCTTTCATGATTGATTGAAAAGGGACACCATAAAAAATGGTCTCCAATATCTTTATTCTTCTGATATTTTCTTCATCACCAGAAGGTGCAATATTTCCATAATCATCGTACTTTCCTCTGATAGCAGGTCCAATTGGAACCCAATTACTTAAAACACTATCGGAAACAATAAGACCTTTTGGTGCCAAAAAATCATCATCATTCTTTTCTGTCAAGTAAACTTGATGCTCTTTCATTGCTTCTTCCAATCCTTTCATTTTAACCATTGAAAGAAATAGAGATATTGTCAAATTGTTGTACGATTCTGTTTTATCTTCAGAACAATATTGTCCCCACTTTGCTGGCACCATAAACTGAACGACCATATCATCATCATCACTAATAGTTTTGTTAGTGATAGAACAATTCACATAAAAACTTCCCATGTTATTTTGTTTTTAATACCTTACAAGTGGATTGACAGTAAAATAATCTTCTCGTCCTTTAACACCTTTACCTACAATTCTAAAAAATTGTCTGTAATCATCATTTTGTTGTGTTACACACTCATGTGGCGTGAAAATTGATATCTTAGCAACTTCACCTTTTTTCATGAGTTGACCTGTTTCTTCAGGGTATTTTGTGATGTAATCACTAAGGTCACCATCTTTAGTATATGACATTTCCTTGACATCCCAATATCTACAAGTGTCTGAAATACTATTGGCAATCAGAACCATAGTTGAATCGTCAAGAATAGTTTTGTTATGTCCACCCCAAGATGAACCTCCACCACCACCCCAATAATTTGAGGATTCATTTCTACCTACTTCAATATGTACATTCCTGTTGATACCTTTTGAATTATAACCTCTCTGAGATGTTTTGGCTTTTACATAGGACTCATCTATGGTCAAAAACCCTATTTCACCTTGTTCAAGAAAAATAGAATCAATGATTGATGAATAAGGTTTATATACTTCAGGAAGAGAAGTACTGTCACCTTGTATAAAAGGCATCATGTTGCATTTCACACCCGTGAAATTCGGAAATTCAATTTTTGATACTATCATTGTTTTGTTTTTAGAAATTCAATTAGTTTTATACTCCCATTTATATCCACCTGCTGATTTATTTTTACCTAAACAAACTGCGGATATGTTTTGTGCATTTATATTTGTTTGTCTAGATGCTTCTGATAACGATTCATATTCAGCGACAACATTCATTGATTTATCATACTGAATTATTCGCTTACTAAATAATCTCTTACAATTAGCTGCCGATATTTTCTTACATAATTCAGATATTTTAGGCTTACCTTGTTTTATAATATCTAAATTGGCTAAATACTTTTCATTTGGTTTTAGCATTTTAAAACTATGCCATCCTTTTACCTTACCTGTTATGGACTTATATAAAACATTGTAAATAGCTGAACTTGTTACCCCAATTTTTTTAGCGGCATCTTTAATACTTTCAAATTCGTATAGTATGTTATCATTAGAAATACACGATATTGACTTATAATTTTTTTTGTTGTGTGTTTTTATTTTAAAATGCGGAGGCCTTTTTGATATTTTAATTTCAGACATTTTCTTTTTAATATCTTCTGAAAATTTATACCCTTTTCTAGATTCAGACATTTTCTTTTTAGTTTCCTCAGAAGCTTTTTTACCGATTCTAGATTGTTTCATTTTTAATTTTGAAGTTTCGCTAAATTGTGCTGGTTTATTTTCAGTTTTAGTGTATATGCAATTTAGACCATTTTCTATAGAATCATAAAACTCTTGCCAATATCTTTCACATTTGTTCAAATCATCAAAATTACATTCTTCAATAATTTCAAATGTATGATTTTCCCATCCATATTTGTTTAAAGAGGCTAATAACTTTACTTGTCTATTAGAATTTTTAATATATTTTTCGTAATCTCTTTTTCTTCTTTCCAAGTTTTTTGACTGTCCAATATAAACTCTACCTGAGGGTGATGTGATTTTATAAATGCCTATCATAGTATATTATTTCTATATAAATATGCCGATTATTCTATTTTACGACAGATTTCAATTAGTTTTCTAAGACAAGCATGTTCTGCTTCTTCATAGGTTTTGTATTCAAATTGTACAAATGAGTCATGACTTTTAAAGTGTTCAAACTCACTTATAGTCACCGTATACATAGTATCTTCCCATAGGTCTCCATCATTGTAAAAATCTATAACACATACTATCTGATGCTTCTCTCTAAACCAACGGAAAGCTAAGGATTGTTCCATTATTCTTTCTTCAGAATCTAATGGTAAATTATCTAATTCTTCAATGGTATTTTCCGTGTAATGTTTATAACCAATCTTGTTTAATTCTTTAAATATTTTCATTTTTTTTGTATTTAAAAATAAATCCGCCACATTGTCTTTGTTTATATTTCATATTATTTCATTTAATATATGTTCAATACCTTTTTCGTATGCTTCTGTCAATGAACTGTAATTACCAAAAACAGTTACAGACTTCCCATGAGTTATAGTATGGAACCATGTGTCAGTGTCATTCTCAGGGTCAACACTAATCCATATTTTGTGGTTCTTATACAACCACATCACTACATCTGCTATAGTTGGAGCTGATGTATAGTGGTTTTTAGTACTATTCCAATTGATAGGGTTATAATTAATTAAACCATCCAATTGTCTTTGTTTATCAAAAGGTGTGGATAATCTTTCATAATCATAAAAGCTCATCACTTTTAAATTAAACTCTTTCTCTTTTAACAACTTAGCTATTGGGAAACTTACAGGTGTGTTCATATCAAATTATTTAGGGTGTACTCAATAGCAGCTTCGTAGGCTTCTGTTGGTTGTCTCATTAGTTTCGTCTGAATTTCTTTGGCTTTAAAATTAGCCATAAGCTTTACATAACCTTTAAAAATCCATCCCCCATCTTCGTCTAAAACTGGTCTTGGATAAACCCAAATACCGTGTTTCTCATACAACCACATCACTACATCATCAATGGTTGGTCTTTCTATTAAATGGGGGTTTCCTAATCTATCTAAAACCAAATTAGATTCGTCATCAGGCATTCCTGTTTCTCCTGTAAATGATGTTAAATAGTTTATCCAACCTTCTGTACAGGGTATATCAAAACCTTTTTCTTTTACCAACTTTGCTAATGGAAAACTTACAGGTGTATTCATACCTTATTTATTTTGTTCTATATACCACCTCTTCTGCAATTTCCTTTTTGTAATATTCGATAAATGCTTTCGCTTCATCTGGGGTATTGAATACCGCTGGACGAATGTTAGTCCCACACCAAACCTCCCAACCAGAAGGGTTACTTTTGATGATATCCATTGTACGAAATCTACCCATAATTTCTTGTTGACACTCGTACACAATCTTGTCATCACATCCTTTGCGTTTAATGATTCTATATTCCATTTTTATTTATTTTGTTCGTACCAAATTAAGAATTGATTGATTGCTTCTACAACTGCTTCTTTTTTACTTTCAAATTCACCTTGCATTGAATGAAACTTATAAATTGGACTTAAATTAGAATCATTATCAAAAGCATTTTCTATTGTAATGCAGGCGATAGTTATTCTAACATTAAATTTTAACTTCTCAATAGCCTCAACCACTTCCATTATCCAATTCCAATCTGAATGGAATTTTAATTCTTTTAATTGGTAAAAATCTCCTAATGGATTTACATACTCAGGAAAAGAATCATCGTTTAAGTTTTTCCATCCTAAAAACTCAGCACATCTTTTATTGTATTCAAGTATTTCTTTTTCGTTCATTGTTTTATTTTTTCTATTTTTAAACCCAACCGTTCAAATTGATTTTTTAAACGTAAGAAGTTAATTCTATGTTGTTTTATAAAATCTTCACCATACATTGCTTGAATACGCCATAATCCATAATAATTCGTATATCCTTGAGTTGTACTTTCCGTAATATAATTTATTATTAACTTACCATCTTTTATTTCGGGTTCTCTATAAATGACTACCTGTCTCCCCGTAAAAGCATAGGAATTAAAATATTCCTTATATTTTTTTGTAAAATCTTCTAATTCTTTTTCAAGATTTTCTCTTTTTACTTTAGCTTTCTCTTCTTTTGATTTAAAGATATTCCAAATCATACCTTATACTTTTTATAGGTTTCTTCAAACGTGTATATGATTGATTGTTTATTTATAGATTGAACATAACCATACTCAGAACCAGAGCTTGAGCTATATGATACTTTTCTTTCTTTAATTTCAGCTTTCTCAGCAGCAGTTTCAAGTGCTTGCTTGATTACACTCTGTGTGTATTCGTTGAGTTGTTCGGGTGTGAAGACAAATGCTTCTTGCAACTTAAACCACAAATCAACATCTGTATAGTATTCTGCAAGTCCGTTAGACGTTGAAAAAAACTTTGTTTCAGGATTAAACCAACCCAAAAATAAAATTCCTTTGTATTGAAATAAAACTTCAATTTCAGATTCATCTTTAGAATTAGGTAATTCATCTTCTACCTTTACAGGTAAATAAACTGTTTGTTTAGTAGGTGTCATATATCAAGTTTTAAGTTTGAGATGTAATTATTAGTTTCTTCTGTTGAATCTTCATAATCTAAAAATGGGATTCCAAAATTATTGTTTATGAACGATTTTTCACTTCTAATGTCTTTACCAAATTGAATAGCCTCTTCAATCTCAGGAATTAAAGGAGTTGATTGAGAAAGAACCCAATTCAGTTCTTCTATTTTATCTTCGCACTGAAAATCATATTCACCTGTTTCTTCAATGGAAGATTCTTTTATTTGTCTCTCCAACTCTTCTATTCTTTTCTGAATAGCAGTCTTGTTAACAATGATGTACTCGTTGTTCATATATCAAGTTTTAATTAGGAACGATAGAAAAATAATCTAAATATTTTTTAGTTGCATATTCTACAAGTTTTGCTTCTTTCCACCTATAATCTCTTATTTCATAATAAGTTAATGTTAATGCATCATCTCTTCGTTGCTCAGAATACTCGTAGCTTATATTATATTTACGACCATGTTCAATACATTCATTAATATTCTTTTTATAAATTTCATTAAATATTTGCTCTTCTTGTGTCATATATCAAGTTTTAAGTTTGAAATAAATTGTTCAATAACCTTCAACATCTTCTGAACTTGTAAATGATGTGCCGAGTCATAGGGGTCATAACCCTCATCTAACAATTCCTGTAACGGCTTTATCGCTTCCTTAGTGATGGGATGAGTTTCTTGACACTTTTTATACCCTTTGTACCACCATAAAATTTTATCTGCAGCACCTATAGTAGAATGCATAAAATCCCCTTCGGGATTGCCATTGGTGAGGTGATTCCACACCTCTTCACTTGCCAAGTCAAGAATGTCTTTCTGTTCCATAGAACAAAATTATATCAAAGTTTTAATATTACAAAACTTTTTTTAGTAATTTTTCATAAATTTCTTGTTGACTTCGGGATATGTAACCCTGTTTATTTAAAACAATCTCCAACCATTCATCGGGTGTTTTATCCTTCATAAAATCAGGGTTACAGAATTCACAATAGAGGTCTTCTGTTAAACCTGTGGTTATGATAACATTGCAAGAGTGACATAAGGTAGCACCCAACCCGCCATTAAACTTATGAATAGGTTTCATGACAACTTTTTGATGTGTTTTTTAATCCATTTAATACGAGGATTAATATCTCCTTGCTTCCACCAAAATGCACTAAATATTCTATGGAAAGTTATTGGTTTATTTTGATTTAAATACTTTTTAAATTCATAATACTCCTCTGTTGTTATTATACCTCGCAGATACATACTTATTATCCAAGCACATAAACCAGAATGAAAATTTTGTTGATTTTCCAACATCAATTCCAATAGTTCTTTATTCGTTCTCATCGAGGTTACATTTAATTTTATGTGAATCTACAGTTGAAGTAAAATGAATGTGTGAATCTACAGTCATTTCACGTCTATTAGGATTTCTTTTCCAAAACTCATGTCTTATCACTTGCTTGATATCAAACGCAGTTCTGCAGGATTCATGGACATTTGAATTATGGATACCATATGAACCATTTTTGTGCATATCTTCCTGCAACAACAAGTTCTTAGCCTCATTAAATAATTTATCGGCTCTTTCTCGGATATCATGGAATTGACCGTAATCTATTGAATGTTTGATATTCTCAACATCTTTCCATGTTCTCTCTTCCTCTTTTGCGCTCCAAAATCCTTTCGTCTTTACGTATCCTTTCCCGATTTCAGTTACAGTGCCTCTTTCAGTTTCATCACCAACTTCCAACGGTTTTTTTACACGAAGTTTATCACCCAAAACATTTTGAAATGTCGGATGGTCTTTGATTACCCACATCTGTGCTATACCAACTCTTGAATAAAATTCAAGAGCATGTTCAATCAATCTTAATTGTTCTTCAGTAACTGTTAAAGTTGGCATCGATTTAATTTTTTGTGTTGAAGTTAAATCCTGTCATTTTTTCTATCACACCAATTTCAACTTTATTATCGTTAATTCCATTCGGTCTTGAAAAATCATTCTTAAATAAAAAACAAAAATATTCCTTCGTCTTCTTTATGTAAATGACTTTCCAACAATACTCAGGAACCGACATTGTACCCAATTTCTTGACTTCACCAATACCACCCGCCCATACATAAACAGAATCATATTTCAAACACTCCAACTTTGTCAATTCCTCAACCATTTTCCAATCACCACGATTTAATGATGGTGTTTGTGGCAACATGTTGGAATAATAAAAGGATTCTTTCATGGTTCTGTAATCACATTCCCCGTAGAGAGCGGGAAATACGTGTCCACGGTCATATCCCGAATGTTTGTACATATCATTCAGGTTAGTGTGTTCCTTCAATTTAGGGTCGGCAGAGAACGTACTGATACGATTGTTCCTATAATCACATGAAAACATCTTTTTTGTCACCCACCATTGCACCATGACGGGATATTTCTTATGAACATCAAAAGATGTGATATACGCCCTGTGTTTGAGCGTAATCACATCTTGAGAATATATTGTTTGAAATTGTAATAGAAGAATGAATACTATAAACTTTTTCATTTTATAATTTGAATTGTTCGTTATTATGTGGTATTTCAAACTCCACCTCAATCTCATCACCTTGATGCCTGTCAGAGAGAAAATCAATCATACCACCAATGATTGATAAATCATGCTTATCCAACAATTTGAAATTCATTTCCCTGACCAATTCACCACCATCCAAACTCCATGTCATTGCTTGAAGTTCAGCAAATGGTTTGTTTTCAAAGAGAATAACATTTTTATCCACTGAAAACTTTTCTTTCGGTGCGTTCTTTTCTGAGTCAAAGAAATTCTTCAATGTCGAACAACCGAAAAGTGTAAAAACAAATAAGATGATAAGATACTTTTTCATAAACTTGGTTTTGATTTAAATTCGTGTTTATTGTCGATATTTTCAAATTATCGCCTTTTTAGTCTCCACCACCATCTCCGCCACCTGAGTCACCACCCGAATCTGATGAACCACTGTCCCAACTGCTACCTGCACCTGCACCACCAAAATCACCACCACCATAATCTGTGTTACTTGATTTATATGACGATGAATCATCATCAAAACTAAAGACTGACGGATTAAACATGGTTGAGTCTGATGGTGTATAAGAAGAATAGTAAGATGAATTCTTTTTTTCTTCTTTTTTCTTTTTTTTCCTGTTGAATGGCCACATATTATTCAGATTTATTTGTGTTATCGGGTTTATTTTCTACAGTTATTTTGGTTGCACCCGCTCTCTCTTTCATTACTTCTTTACCAACATCGACAAGTCCACGGCTTTGATAAATTTTCATTGCAGTTGCAATATCAATTGCCATTCGTGTTTGTTCATCAAGGTCAAAGGTAAGTGTGATAAAATTCAATTTTATACCAAGTGGTTCAAGTACTTTATTGCTTTCTGAGAGGAGTCTATCTTCCAATTCTGATTGGTCCAATTCTACAATATCTTCACTTACAAAAATATCCTTTGCAACATCCTTAATCCTTTTGTCTATCACCATATTCTCAGCACCTTCAAAATTGGACCCAATAGCAGCTTCATCATCGGCATCTGTATTTGCTTTACCTAAGAACTTTGCCTGTTTAATGAACGCCAATGGTTCTATAATCGTATAATCATAATCAATATGTGTAACTGTCCTGACTTTATCTTTAAGGTTCGTAATGAATTTACTTTCTCCTTGCATTGGAAAGTTAGGTATAACCACTTTCATGTAGCAAGGATTGACACCTGGACGAGGGACCGCTTCACCCATATTAATTTTCTGCCATGTTACACCACAATCACTTGATACTACCACTTGTTGGTTTGATTTAGCATATGAACATCCTTGCAATATAACAATCAAAAATAAAATACTTATTGTCCAAATTTTTCTTAACAAATTAAAACCATAATACATTGCTGCGACTCCAAATATGAGTGCAATCACCCCTGTAAATAAATTTGATTTGAAATAATTCAATTCAAATAGATTGTAAACACCATATGACACAAGGGCGATAAATGTCATAAGTAACGAACTTGCAATTGTTTTCAAAAATGTATTCATAAATTTTTCTTTTTGTAAATGTAAAAAAAAATTCTTTAATTACCAAAAAACATCACTAACAATATAAGATTGTTGGATTGTCCTTATGGATATCGGTATGTGGATAATGTTTCCTGAATTCCTGTAGATTGAATGGTCTTGTAATTATGTGAATTCCGTTTTTTGTTGGTACAAGTAGATTTAATGGTTCATTGGTTGCTTGTTGTTGCAACTTTTTTACCAAATCATATATCGGATGATTTATAATTGTGGTGTTGTTAAAATCACCATCAACATCAATAATCCATTTTTTATCATCATCCGAAGAAAACTTACCACAAGCACCATGATATGCATTTTTCACATCATATATTTCACTTGAAATAGAATCTGCGATTATCCGTAATGTTTGAAGAGCAATCTTTTTTTCATTCCTTTTATTTAGATTGAAATATGCTCTTGCATTGTGGGCATTACAATCTGCAATGATATGTGGTTTCAATCTCATCAGATGATGATGGTCTTTGACATAGTAAAAATTAATTGGAACCATGTCAACATCCATTTTCGGATTGTCTTTTCTTCTTTTTAATATCTGAAGAAAATAAAAATCACCTTTCTGTGTTTTACCTTCTATGAATTCAGATATTAATTTAAAATTGTCTGTCATATTAATCTTATGTCTTGTGTGTTAGGTGAAAATGATTCGTATATGTTTTTTATTGTTGTGTGTTTTCTTATTATTTCCCCGAATTGTTCATTAAATTTTAAATCAGGTCTTTGGTCAACACATGTCACCACTAAATTGTCATTATTTATGTTTGAATTATAAATTTTATCAATCAAATACGCATGATTGAATAGTTTCAAATCAAACTCACCAACTCTGAAATTACCTTGCCATTGATTTTGTACATTTATTTCTTCATGGTTATTGATTAGATTTATTTCACGTTCATTACTCATCCAACCATTACCATGTCTTGTTTGATAACAACGAGTCACATAATAATTATTGATTTCATCAATACGAATATTCTCACATATTTTTATTGCATTCTTGGTTGTTGTATTTCCATATGTAACATTTGGGAATACTCCGTGGTCCATATCAAGCATAATACCTTGTGAACCTTCAAATATGATTTCATCATAAAAAACAAGAGATAAATAATCATCAATCATGATGTTTTGTGTGAATATATCATGGAACTTTTCTATTTCATATTTGAAATCCAAATCACCCAATTTAGAAACACAAAGGTTAGAGAATTCCAATGCACCAAGGATGTTACTATAATAACGATATATTTGTTTTAATTTTTCTTTGAAAAGTTCGGGATATAAAATATCAATAGCGTATAACTTGTATGGAGTTTCAATATTTCTTTTCATCGTTGCACCGACACCAAGACCTACACTCCCATGTCTGTTCTTCATTTCTGTGACCCTGTTATAAATCACATCATATGGTGTGGTTATCATAGTCAACGGATGCACAATTATTTTGTGCACCTGATTGGTTTTGGCTTGCAATATTTTAGATTCATTATAAAGAGTATTCGGGTATACGGTGCAGTGTTCACTGAAATATGTTGGAACATTTTGTAAACATCCACTACCAAAATTTGAGAAAATATGTTTTATTCCATTATGAATGACGGTGTGACCTGCTTGGTGACCACCTGAATACCTCACCACAATCTTACTTGAATCATTGCTATCTATCAACCAACTAACGACCCTGCCCTTACCTTCATCTCCCCATTGTGTTCCACAAACAATATTCGCTGTCATGTTATTATGTTTTTTAATAAAAAATCCCCCCAAATATAATAAACTTGGAGGGATTAAAAAAATAAAATTTTGATATCAGAGCAACATTTTTTCGTCATCTACCACAACATCAACATCTACTTTCACATCGGTTTGAGGTGTGGATGTGCTGACGTTAGAAGAAACGATGTTTGCTATCACCTTCGGGATGTCTGTGTGACTTTCAACAGAAATACAATGTTGACCCATCAGGTTTTTCCAAAACTCCAAACTTCTTCTACCTGCAGATGTTTCAGCAACATGGATGTGATAAACATTGTACATCTTCTGTGCTGCTTCCAACAAATCCTCATTCTTGGTATTTCCCTGATAATCCTGACCGAAGATTTCGTTCAGATATTTCTTGGTAAATGAGGAATGGATAGGTTCATCTCCGATGGTAAATAGAAATCCTTTCTGTTTTCTTTTTTCCCACGCATCTGTTACGGTATGGTTTGCTGCGTAGTGCCAAGCAAGAGAATAACTCTCACCATCATTCCCACCGCCACCACCTTCAAGGTAGGTTCTTGTCAACCACATATCAAGTTCCTCATCACCACTTTCAAATTGACCAACTTGAAGAGGATGGTGGTCACATGTGACATCACCAACCGCAAGGAATAACACTTGCGGGTCAGGAATACCATTTTGAATGATACCCGACATAAGTGTGGGAAGACCATCTTTAACAAGATGATGTGGGATTTTTCCCATGGACCCTGTCACATCAAGAGCAATGATAATAGGAACACTGTTAGGGTGCGTTTCGGAATCCCTTGATTCACGAATCAACGCTTTCTTTGGTTCCATCGACTCATGAATTCTTCGGAGTTTATTTTGCTCGAAGATTTCATTTGTTGTTTTGGTGTGATAACCACGACTAAATGCTCTCTCTGACCTTAATTCTGAATTATATACTGAACTTCCCATGTGTTAATTATTTAAAAAGGTAATTGTATCTTTCCTGAAGAATCTGAAGCCTTCTTGTCATGATGAAAAGTTTCTCACCATATTCAAGTTCTGCGTTTACAAATTGACTTGCATCAAACTCTGTTGCCAATTTCAAACTTGTTACGTTATCGGGAGACATATCCAATCTTGATTCCCTCTCTCTTTCCAACTTTCTGATATCTCTGATAAGGTCTTCAATCCTCCTTTTCATTTCGGTCTCAGCATCTTCAGCAATTGCAATTGCTCTATCCGATTTGATTTGTTTTGCATTCCTCTTGAGACTTTCAACGAAAGCACCTTTCATGTCGCTCAAATCATTTGCAGATTTAAACGTAGTTTCGAATGTTTCACTCATGATTATTGTTTTTTTAAATGTAACGATTTTTTTTGGTAATAAAAAACTATTTTAGTATTTCCATGATTTGATTGATGTTTACATTTTCATCATCCCACAAATCATCATAGTTTTCATATTCATATACGTGACCATGTTTTATGGCGTATTTAATTGCATTGAAATTAATCATCACTTTACCGTCACTCAGTACACACCTTGAGATTTGTGTTGACACCAACAGTTTGAAATCTTCATTGATGTCATAGACGATTGGGTTCAAACCCAATGTAATCAAATCCTTTTCCTGACAAGACATTTCTTTGACCAAGTAATCATTGATTAAATCAATCTCAGATTGAACTGCAAGTCTTGGTCTATAATTTTTACTTTCGACAACATATGTATCCAAACCTGACTCTTCTTCATTCAACAAATCAACCTCATGGTTTTCTAAATCTAATTCGAAGACTTTTTGACCAACTTTTGTATCATCTGTACAATCTGATATTTCACCACCATATTGTAATAGTGGTATTGTCAACGATTCATCCATATAAAAGGTTTCTCCAATATCTAAACCTTTATCATCATCTAACTTACCAAAGACAAGAATTTTTTCTATAGTGAATTTTTTCATCTTATTTAATTTAAATGATTTCACAAAATGTATTCGTCCAATTGTTTTTCTCTCTAATTGCAAGATAATGATTCCAAATCTTTTTTGACTTTTCGTATTCTTCTTGTCCGTTAAACATTGAAATAAGCATCTTAGAAGTCAAATCAAAAGTCATTTCATCATATTCATATTCATCATTAAAAAAATTCTCATCAATATTATTTGGGATGTTTACATCATTGTCCATGATATTTACATCAACAAAAAGTTTAAATAATTGTATTATATTTTTGATTTCACCATCAAAAACTACTGAAGGGTCATCTTCGGTAAAATTAAAATTATTTAATTCCATCTGTAAAGAACATTTCACCAAAAACAATTTGGTAACCATTTCAAAACTTATATCCGAATTATTGTTATTTTGCCATCGATGAACAGAAACTCTATTTGTGTCTCCATTCCATGTAATGATAAACAATAAATCATCATTTACTTCTTTTGTGAAAATTACAACGTTTTTTGTTTTACTTTTGTACTCGCAAAAACCTTGCACCTTGATAATTTCAGGATAAACTTTCATTTGTTTGATTTTTTAGTGATAACAAGATACGACATTTTTCGTTATTGAAAAAATTAAAGTCTGTATTTGTACATATTGATAAAAAACAATGAAACTATGTTTTCTCTGAGGGTACGTACTTCGTGTTGAATTTCTAAGAGAATAGTTAAAGATTCGAACATATAAAAATAAAGAAATCTATCCATTAGAAAATCAATGGCATCATCCAAATTAATTTCATAATCGTCCATAATTTCATTCAATTTATAGATTATAAAATTTTTCTGAATATTATGCTCATTCATCATCTACATTTATTTTTACATTTATTTTGTTTTCGTTGAACATTATTAAGACATTAGTAAAAACTAAAAGAGAGATTAACAACACCCATTTTAAAGTTTCTACTTCGAATCCTAATTTTACATATGCATAATTAACACCGAGATAAAATATTATAAGATTTCTACCTAACTTTAACATATGTTTTTTTTAAAAAGTCGTCATGTTTATGGTCTGCTCTTCTCTTTCCCTTAAATCCATATTCTTTTTATTTTCATACGCAATATATGTCTGTAAAAATTCGGATATTTCAACAATAATATTTGTGTTACCTCTCTCTAACCATATGGTAGTGTATTCACATTTTTCCATAGAAATTGCGGTTGTTTCAAATCCATCTCCCAATTCATATGGATAATTGAATTTTTCAACATTATAATCAGGGTCACCGTATTTAGTTGTTATCATGTCTTTCATATCGATATATTCTGAATACAATTTCGACCAACTACTTCTTTTTGGAAAATAAATTGCAACCTTACATACCGTTTTAGATTTCGGTGTCACCACAATATATAACTCAACTTGTTTGTTTGATACCATACCTGACATAGTTGCTCCATGCGGATTGTATTTTACAAATGTAAACCCCCTCTGTTTGAAATTTGATACACAGGTTTGCAGATTTCCTGATATCGGCACACCATTAAAAACCTGTGAGTTCACAAAAGAAACCGAAAACAAGAAAACCAAGGACAAAAAAAACTGTTTCATAATTGTTGTAGTTTGATGTTAAGATTCTGTATTGTTGTTTTTATCGTTTTTCCAATTTAGGAAATCTTCTCCTTTATAATCTTTGTGGTGTTTCATCATGTAATCAATACCACCAACCCATAACCAAACGATGAGTAAAAGAAAACAAAATATCAATAATAAAATACCAATCATGATTTTTCTTTTTTCATTTTTTTCAATTCTTTGATGGTATTTTCCATGTGTTTCAACAAACCATCAAAAAATTCGGGATTTGACTCCATCAACCTTTTCGTTTGTTGACTGAATGGATTCATTTCAGTCAACGTATTCCCCATATGGACATAGCAAGTGTGGTCATCAGCGTGTCTCGGTTTCTGAACCGTTACAAGATTCCCATGATATCCATGTCCAAAACTTCCACTTTCACCATCTTTGGTATAAACACCATAACAACCCTCTTGTAACTTCTTACAAAACTTTTCCGTATTATTGGTCAGTTGGTCAGCACCATCATTATAAATGGTAAATGTTGTTAGATAACCCATAGTTAGTTTTTTTCTTCGTTAAGTTTGTTGTAGTATTCCTCAGAGGTTATTTGTTTTTCTTGGACAGTACCATTTATCATGGTATAAATCCCATCTTCTCTCGCCTTAATTAATTCAATTTTTTCTTCTTCACATAAAATCTTAACCATATCAACACATTCGACAGGAATGTCTAAATTGAATGGATTTTCTTCCATCCAATTTAATAACTTTCTCATTGGGGTTGGCATACATTTAATTTTGAATTAACATTAAAAAAAAATTGGCGGAAGTGATTGGATTCGAACCAATGGGGCTGTAACACCCGGCACTTTTCAAGAGTGCTGCAATAAACCAAACTCTGCCACACTTCCATTATTATAAACCCCTGTAATATTTGTTACGAGGTCTTCCTTTCTTCTTATTCGCACCTTTATAACTATCAGTTAAACTATGACAATTAGGACAAATTAATTCAAGATTATTTATATCATTGTTTGTAAAATCACCATCTTTATGACTTAATTCTATTGGTACATTTTTGGTGTGTGGATTTCTTTCATCCCAACCACATTTCATACATTTTTCACCAAAAGTATCAATCATATATTTTTTAATCCATTTTGCGGTTTGTGTTTTTCCCCTCATACCATTATGGTTACCTTCTAACCATTGTTTAATTTTTTCATCTCTTTTTGGTTTTGCGACACAAGTTTGAGAACAATACGTTCCTCGTCTTCTTGATTTTTTACCACAAGTAGGACAAGTTTTTTCTGAGTATATTCCTGGCATATTTATTATTATTTATAATAAATATGTCGGTTGATACTAAAAGTATTAAATATTGTTCAAATAAACCAAAATATTTTAGTAACATTTGATTATTCTCTTAAACCACTTGAGTACCCTACCTGATAAGAATAAATATAATGAATATTTTTTAATTATTTAATCTTATCTTCATATTTTTTTACAACATTTGGGTCTTGTTGAAAAACAAAATATTTTCTTTCATCTTCCCCAATACGATAGTACTCTTCAAAAGTTATTAACATTCCTTTACTATAATTCTTACCATTGATTGATTTGAAAAAAGTGTTACACTTGTACATAGTTTGTTTTTTTGTAATAAATAGTGGGGAGACGTAACATCTCCCCACATTTTTTTTATTCGTTAACTACCGTTTCAATAACGTTCTGAACCTTATTGAAATATCCATCGTCATGAAGGATTTCTTTCATTGCGGATGCGAAACGTGCTTCTTTGGTTACAGTCACATCCTTGGTCTTTGAAAGATTCACTTGACGGAGGTAAGAATCAATGCAAATTTTGAAATGGAGTGCGTTGATATTTTTGTCACCACGAATCACCATATTGCTTTTCACATTTTCAATGATTTCAGCCATGAACGCAGGTGCAATATCATTCTCTTCAATCATCTTGTAGATGGGTTCGAAATCTCCTTCCAACTCAATACCCTCACAGAAATATTTGATGTACTTCTCTGCGGTCTTGCAATTCAGAAATCCCATGGAAATGATGCTGCCGATTCTCTTACCACGGAGGAAGGTCGGTTCAATCAAACTGATGTGGTTAGTAGTGAAAAGAGAAATGACATTCATGTTCTTGGTATCACCACCATCAAGAGTGTTCAAAATATCTTGAAGAGCGTCATTCCTTTCACCCCTTGTCACTTGGTCGATGTCCTCAACAAAAAGGATAATACCATTACCATTCTTATCGAGCATCTTGGACATTCTCAATGTCTCAGCAAGAAGTTTGGGTGACTTCAAATAAACAAAAGACCAATTATTTGCGATTGCTTCTTTTGCCAATTTGAATGCGAGAAGAGTTTTACCCGTACCATACGGTCCTTCGAGGATACAACCAAACTTCAGTTGAATACCGTTACTGATACATTTCTCAGGATGGTTAATCCTTGCCTTCAAAGGAGAAAGTGCGTATTCCGTCTCATCAGAAAGAATCATCACCTCTTTATCAATGTTCGACAAGTCAAGAATTTCGGGTTGACCGTTATTGATTATCTCATTGATTTCAAAAGCCTGATTCTTATAAATTGAATCAGTTTTCAGAAGTTCAATTGTTCGTGTGATAATTTGGTCAATCAATCCATTGAACTTAAATTGACATACACCACGAACATGGAGAATTTTATGTGGCATGTTATATCCAATATCAATACATGCATCCTCTCCCATGTCAGGAAGTTGAATCGTGCCATATGGGATTTTCTTGCGAACACCATTTGCCAAAACGACATCAACCGTATCGACAGGTTCTTTTCCATTTGACGGTGAACTTTCTTCCTTTACAGTAGAAACCCCGATGATTTCCTCAATTGCTCTGTACAATTGATAAACACCATCATTCTTAAAGCAAGGAATCTTGTAATCGAAATTAGTCATCCTTTTGGATTTCTGAATTTCATTTTCAAGGTAGCCCAAAATTTGATTATAAGTTTTGGGGGAGTTACCGAGAGTAACCAGTTCTTGTTTTTTCTCTTGGTCCCAAGCTTCCTGCGCCAACTTAATTTGTTGCATTTTTGACTTTTTTAATTATTGATTGACATTGTTCGTGTGTAAGTCTAAGACATCCGAAGTTAATGAAATAATCACACTTTCGCATCCTAAGATTGTTTCCCAATTCTACCCTGTCCATTTGTGAATCATATGCTCGTTTTAATAGTGAAAAATCAACCTTATTGTCCTTATATATGACTCTATTTGTGGGTTTGTCATATACAATAGGTAACCCATTCTTACAGTAATCAAGTACCATAATTGAATGATTAGTAGTTCTTTACAATGTTGTTAAACGATGTTGATAAAAGAGAAAACGAAGATAAGAGTTTGAACCGATATAACCAAAAAAAAATTATTTTTTGGATAACTTTATCATATATAAAATACAATGTTTATATACATCGTTATAAGAGTACTTATTGTTTGAAAATTCTCTAAAAATATGACCATAGTTTGATGTTATTCTAAAATACCACTCGTTTTTTGTTTGTGACCATAAAAGTATCTCAGGTATCAAACCTTTGTCAGTAATAAACCAATTTAATATCTCAAATAAAACAGGTTCACCATTATACCCAATTTCAGATAAACTTTCTAAAACTTCATTATTGATTATTTGATTATTCATCTTATGGTATTTTTGGGAATAAAATGGATTCCATGAAAAACTTTGCTCTGTCCTCCCCTAATTTTGATTTCAACACATTCATTGTACTTTGATTTTTGTGTTGTTGAGAACAATACAGATTTTGTTTATCCTTTATCTCATGTAATCTATCTGATTTTTCGTCTGTAAGTTCAGATAAGAATAATCTAAAAGAATCTATAGCAATACCACAAACTATTTCAAGTTCATCTTCTTGTGGTACGATTGCGATAGCATTTTGTGAAAAAATTTCTTTTGTCCAATCAGGTAAATCATAATTAATTTCAAACTTATATGTTGATATATATGTTTTGTCATTAAGTACAGGTGACCAATCACAAAAAGACGCTAAGGGTTTTTTTTCTGTAACTATTATGTCAAATCCAAATATTGGGTCTTCTGACCATTCTTTCGGAAATCCCGTTAAATGGAGAACGGTCAAATTTTTATCAGAGTATTTTTCCAAATGAATCAATCTACATTTTTTTGAGACATACCTATGGTTCTCCCATCCAAAATTCTCAGTCTCAATTTCATGAACTTCGTGTGATTCTATAATTTTTTTTATATCATTCGATGTCTTATCTAATACTTTTTTGTAATTCGTCATAAATTTTAATTAGGAAATCATATCCATTATTCACTTCATCAGACCATTCATCTTGTTGTTGTATTCTGATAAATGTGATTAATTCTTTTATATCATCGAAATCATATATTCTACCACTACCATGTATTTTCTTTTTTATAATTTGACCACCAAACATGAATGCCATATAATTAAGATAAACATGTGGCATTAGTTCACCAATTTTTTGATTGGTGAGAAGATTACCATAATTCAATGTTGAGGGTAAAACTTTATATGTTTCATTTTCAACTTTCAACTCATTGATGTCTTCTTTAATTTTATCAACCCTTAACAGATTTTGTGGAAGAACTAATCTTGTTTCTAAGATTTCGAATATATGTTGAAATTGATGTAAATACAACGTATATTCATAAACCGATAATTCTCCATTTAAAAGTCTTTTATTGAATTCAATATTTTCAATAAAAGAATGTCTCTCTTTGGTATTTTCTCTTAAACTCATTTGTATTTGTATTGAGATTCGGTTAGTTTTTCACCGTTATATTTTATATTTAACATACCGAATATCCTTGATACTGTTTTTTTGAATTCATCTTCGGTATCATATCTGTTCTTAAATTCTTGTAAACCATGAATAATTGATGTGTGGTCTCTTGATGATGTTATTTTACCTATTTCAGTTAAGTTGATATTCATTTTGATTCTTAATGCTGCAAAAAAAGCAAATCTCGCATTAACCAATTCCTTTTTTCTTGATTTGGAAATGATTCCTTCCATGGTAACACCAAACTCTTCGGAAACCACTTTCAACACTTCTTCATGTGAAGTACTTTTATTTCGATTTCTTTCGTACATTACTTGTGATAAGAATTTATCCTCTGTTGTTTTCAAACCCGCAAAAACATAAGGTGATATGTACTCCTTCATTTTTTTCATGATTTCCGATTTGACATCAAACATAATCAAGAAAAATGTGTTTACCAAATATTATTTAAAATAGTCTGAATTATCTTATAATCAACTTTTCTTTCCAAGAATTTCACCTGTCTTATAATCAACCACAAAGTAATTACCTTGAGCATCCCTACCGATGTAAACTCCTGTGTGAGCAGGTGTTTCAGGTGTAACGTCAGGTCTTGCTTCTAAATTTTTACTTTGTAATATCTTTTCTGTACTTGGTTCAAATTCAACATCCTGTACCTCAGTGTCTTCAGGTTTTTCTTGTTCTTGTTCCTTAATCACTCTGAGGACCACATTTTCAACATCTTTCTGTTTTAATTTTATAATTTTTGACATAGTTAATAGTTTTATAAATAAATATCCCCAACCACTAATTTAAATGGTTGGGGATTATTTTAATAATTGAGTTAATGTTCATATATGTCCCATTCAAATTTGTTTTTTCCATAAACACGATACATATGTCCATTTTCTTTCCAATCGATTGCAGATTTTCTTTTAACTTCTTTCAAATATCTCTTTGCTTCTTTAATATCTTCAAATAATTTTGGTCTATAACGTGTATCAATTGGTTCTTTTTTTATCCAACATCCTTGCCAAATGTCTTCCAATGATGTTGTATCAACATTCACATACAAAAACATTTCATTGTCATGATAATTGTCTTTGATAACGTACTGCTTTTTCATTTTTTTAGATTAAAATGTATATTGGGGTTTTTTCTCCAACGTAAGCACAAAAAGTATTGAATTCTAAATATTCAACCGCTTCTTCCATAGTCATTCCTTGATTAACAAGGATATCAAACATTTTGTTTCTATCGTACACTAATCTCATTGATTCAGGGTCAATACCAATAACGGCATCATCAAAACCATCTGCTTTGAGAATTTCTTCTTCAGGATAATAATCCAAAATTTCATCTAACGTCATATATCAAATATAAAAAAAATATTCAATAAAAAAAATTACGCATAAAAAAACCTCGTTTTTTTTACGAGGTTTTTTTTATTATTTCATCATCGATACTGGTTCTCTAACAGATTGTATTGGACTAAATTCGTCACTTAATATTCTACTTCTTAATTCTTCTAAACATTCTTCTAAAGTATTTCTAATATTCCCATCATCAATTATAGTATAGTTCTTTATATTTGGGTCATCAGTAAAAGGTCTTTCACCTGAAACTGTTCTTGGGGACACGTTTGCAGTTTTATTGATTACGATATCCTTATCTAATTTTAAACCTCCTTTTATTCTTGGTTCTTCTTTTAATTTAGAACCATATTTCACAATAAATTGAAGTGTCCAAACGTATTTATCACCCATCAACTTACCATTAATTTTCAAATCAGTCCTAACAACGTTACTTAAATTCAATTCATCTAAACCTTCTTTATCAAGAAGATATTTTTCTGTTTTTCCTTTATATTCCGATTTTTGTTTTTTGGTCTCAATCCAATTGTTATAAATTTTATTGAATTGTCTTGCTAAGTGATATTCTTTGTAATCTTCACCCAAATCTATACCCGCCATTCTCGATATAACAAATTTATAAAATTGTTCATCGTCTTCATATGCGTTGTATGTATGTGTTTGATAATTTACCTCATCATTATTTATGATTCCGTGTCTATCCAAATGAGCCTCGTCCCTTGCATAAATTACAGGGATACTACATTCTTCAAGTTTTTTATTTACTTCACTATCCCCCAAATAATATTGTATCATTGCGAACATAGTTCTTTTGATTGTTTCTTCTGCATCATAATGTAATCCTGTGGGAATGTACTCAGTACCAAGTCTAACATTTCTTGGTTGGTCTGTCCACATTCCTGTTGGATTTTGTTTTGTTCTACAATTCAATAATTCAGGTTTAATTCTATGTAATATATGTAAACTATCCAACCATTCTTTATTTTCGTTTATGAATTCAGATAATTCTTTACATCCAATAGGGACAACTAATCTTGCACCACCTTCTACTCTATCAGGATTAATAATCCAAGCATCAGGAACACCTTTTCCACCTTGAGGTGTTGGGTTACCTTCTTTCCAAACAGGTATGAATTTATGAATAATATATTTCCCTTCTTTATCTTTACGAGGTCCTTGGACACCTTTAGCTCTAAACGCCATTTCATCCATGTCACTCATGGATTCTTTTATTAAATTTAATAAGATTTTTTTAGGTATGATGCTCATTTTTTTCTTTATTTATTGTCAATTATTTATTTTTTGATTTAACTCTTTCTGTTACTCTTCTAACAGCAGGTAATATGTTTCTCAAGAATTTCTCATACACACCAGGTACTGCGTAAGATTCACCACGTTTATTTTTAAATTGTTGTAACAAATCACTTGGTGTTTTACTTCCAACTAAATAATTATTGGATATTAATTTATAATATTCATCCACACCTTGTTGAACACTTGACATAACCCTACTACCCGTTTCAGTGTTACCTACATTAAATGGGTTTCTCGTTCTAATAGGTCTTGCACTACTTTTATCTGAAAATCCACCTTCGGCTTTCAATTGTGTTAATACCAATTCAGGTGGAAGATACGCTTTACTATAATATTTCTTAGCAGCATTAGCCAACATCTCTCCTGTAATATTTAATTGATTTGTTTGTGTATTAATATAAGATTGAGTCATATCTCTGTAAAGATTAAAATCCTGTTCATCATTCATGTCAAGATTAGTAAACATGCCTGATGTATCAATTTGATTTTTTTCATCATACTTTGTCAAATATTTTTTCAAGTCAGATGATGTAATTCCTTTTGACTTCAATTTATCTATCATGACTTTTATCATATTAGGTGTGATTACCACTTTATCAACATTTGATGACACCGTTTGATTGTTTGGTAATCCTAAATTGTTAGACACATGAAGATGATTAAAATGATTCCCCCCTACATCTGTTTGCCATAGTACTGATTTTGGATTGCCCGATTCTTTGTTCCATACGTACCCTAAATCTACTAACGCATTTTTTATAGCATTACCAAGTTTTCTGAATTCAGGAATACCTGTATATTGATTATATGCTCCACCAGAACCAATTCCGTTTAGCAAACCAATATCAACTGCAGTTTGAGTACTGTGTCTACTTAAATTACCTGTTTTAGTTTCTTTATTATGTCCTGTTTTTGCGGTTGTGATGGTAATAACTATATCCGTTGATTCACCAGCTTTCTGTAAATCATCAAGAAGTGCGCTATTTACAGAATCATTTTGAGTACCATCTGTGTCATATTTCACATGAGAATACGATGTACTTTTTAATTGTACCAATTTCATTTCTTCAATCGGTCCAATAAAATTATTCTCTTTTTTATCATCTGATATATTATTATCGATTTTAAACTTTTTAACCGCTTCTGCAGTCTCAGGTCCAAACAAACCATCTATACCAAATCTTGGTAAATCGTAACCCAATAAACTTAACCCTATTTGAACAGTTTCAACATTTTTTTTGTACTGCATAGACCCATACTTTTCTTGAGATATGGGAGTATCAATTTGCTCTAAATTATTATAAAATGTATCAACGTTTGAGTCAACTAATTCTGCCTTATTCGGTACTTTTTCTTCTTGTAAATTCGCATCGACTTTCATTAGTTTGAACATCCTATGTAACTGTTCATTCAGTTTTCTTCTCATAACAATAAATATATCATTTTTTTGTTTTAATTTGTAAAATTATACGCATAAATATGGGGTTCATAATATTATGAACCCCATATTATTATATTTTTTTATTAATCCGAGTTAAATTTCTTTGACAACTCCGTGATAATAACAGCATCCAAATAAGACATCATATTAAATTTACCTTTAAGTAGTTTTAATGACTCCTCATATTTCATTTCTTCTTTTGTCATTTTTCTTGTATCATCACTAAGGTCAACATCATTTGAATATTTTTTGAGATGACCTGTTTTGATTAAATAATCAATTAATTCATGAATCTCATCATGATTACAAGAATCAATAAATGTTTTTGTGTCGATTACGTTTGAAAAAGAAAAACTCGGCATATGTGTATTGAATTTTATCTAATTTATTAGAGATTGAATATTCTTCTAAAAAAATTCTTTTTTACTTTCTTTTCAACATATGTATTCGAATAAATATTATTATCCAAAGTAACTATGTTCATATATTTAGAAGTCATCATATTCAAAAACATTTCTCGATGTTTTTCAGGGACTTTTTCGAAATCAGCAGAAATCTGTACTTCAAGTATTATAGGTTCGTTATCACAAATAATAGTAAATTCATCTTTCATAGTCAACACTTTGGTTGTTTTAATTTCATATTGACAACAATTAGTGAGATTTAGATGTGATTTGCCATTTTCTTGTGTCATGTTATCAATTAATTAATTTAGAAATGAATTGTGAAATAATTATCTATAAAACAGTATATGGCTAAAGGAAAAGGTGTTGCGGAAAAAATTAAAGTTACATTTGGTAAAAGAAAATTAGGGAAAGCAAAAAAATCCAGTAACAAACACGATAGGTCAGAAAAAAACTACAGAGGTCAGGGTCGATAACTACCACTAACTTTATTATGTAGTATATTCAATTTTTTATTTGATTTATCTATTTCAGTTTCTATCTGAAACAATTTGTTTATAATATATTCTTGTCTCATTACGATATCATTATTAGTTTTTATAACGGTATCTAATTTATCGATATTTTTATTTATATATAAATTATTTCTTTCTAAATTACCATTTATATTTGTTGATAACCGAATAAAAAAGTTGTTAAATAACAACGTGAGAACAAAAAATCCTATGATGACACCAATAGAAAATTCTATCGATTTCTGTTTATAATTGAATTTATTCATTGAGTACTATAATTTTCTAAAAAATTTAATGATTTGGAATTTTTTATTAAAAATAAAATTACCATAACAATTATACCAATTATCGTTGTAATCAACGTCATTTTTATAACATTTGTCCAATTGAATTTAACTTTATTAACTGTTGTTAATTTAGGTTCGATTACAGGTTCGGATATTGGTTTCCTATTTTCTTCTTCTATTTTTCCTTGAACTTTATACATCAAAACAGTACTAATTTTATCATCTAAATATTTTCCTGTTTTATGACAAGATACTATTGCATCGTATATTTTATCTTCTCCACAATTTTTTACTAAATAAGCATCTGCACCGTTTTTAATCATATCAACTATTGTTGACATTTCGTCTCTCATAGTTAACATAATCACTTTTATATTTGGATATTCTTTTTTTAATTTTAATAATGTTGCTTTACCATCCATTATCGGCATATTAATATCCAATAGAACTACATCAGGTGTCACATGTTTTAATAATTGAAACAGTTTCATACCATTTTCAGCCTCACCAATAAAACATATGTCATCTTTGTGGGATAACGCATGTTTGACCCCTTTCATGAACAATTCATGGTCTTCACAAATAACGACTTTTATAATATCGTTCATGGTAATATGAAATTTGGTATAAAAATACCATATTTTTATTAAAACTCCAAACTATCGTCCATTGGTTCGACTTTAACCAAAAACGTTTTGTCATATGGTAAATCCGCCACTACCCTGTCTCCGATATGGAACACTATCCTACTACCAACAACTACCCAATCTTCCGCAATGATACTTTTTTCTTGTCGGTTAGACTGTAAATCAAGTATACAATGATGTGTGTTATATTTTGTCATAGATTATTATTTTAAATCTCGTCAACTTCAATTATTCTGTATTCTTTAATGATTTTTTTTGGTATAAAACTATCTCCGAAATGGTCAAAAATTTCGATGTCTTGAGAATTTTTCAACATTTCTTCAATTTTTGTTTTATCTTTAGTATAACCGAATGGTAACCAATCCTCACCAATACCACCCACAAACTTCTTCATGAAGTTATATCTTTGAACATAAAAAATCTTCATGTTACTTGAATTTTCTTATTGGCGCACTTGGTTTGTTTTTTTGTTGATTTAAATCATGTATCCTCGGTTGTTGTGGTCTTGGTTGTACATAAATTCGAGGTTGATAATAAAAATATGGATAAGAATAATTATATCTATTGAGCGATAAAAGACTTTTTCTGTAAAAGTAATATCTATCATATGGTCTTGCATAATACAAGTCATCAGGATACATTACTCTTGTTACAGTTGTACAAGAAGATAAAAAAAATATAATGATAAATAATATTCGTTTCATACTATTGTATATTACAATAAGTATTTTAATTAATCATCATTGTCTCTCATTTCCTGAAAACACTTATAAAGTGTATGTGATTCTTCAATAGTGAACAAACCATTTTGTTGAGCATACATGATAGCAACTTGAATAATTTTTAATGCCATTTCATTATTCATAGAATGAAGAAACTCATCTAATTGTACACTATTATCGAATTCAAATGTTCCGTCAAAAATTTTAATGTTCATACTTTAAATGTATATAATTTTTATTGAAAAAAAAAGTTTTCGTTATTTTAATTATAAATATTTATTGATATGTCTGTGATGATTCAAAATAAAATATTTTCGGCAGAATATCTGACCACACCTGAAGAAAAGGAAAGAGGTATGATGGGTAGAGATTCTTTAGATGGTTGTATGGTATTCAAAATGAACAAAGGACATCATTCTTTTTGGATGCGTAATTGTTTGATACCAATTGATATTGTGTTTATATCCAATAATCGTATAAGTAAAATTCATCATAATTGTCCTCCTGCTGAGGACCACGATTCAAACCCACCAAGATATACAGGTATCGGTGACCATGTAATTGAATTTCCTGGCGGTACTTGTAAAGATTTTAAGATTGGTGATAAAGTTAGAATGTATTTAGGTTCTCCGAAAAATCCTGTATCTGAATAGTTTTATAGAAATTATATTCTACTTTAGGTTTTACTTTTTCAAACACAATAAAATAACTATGGTATTTTCTTGCGTGCATTTGTTTTTTCCATTTACCACCAAAACTGTTTAATCTAACATTGTTTGTTAAGATAAACAAATCTCTTGGATAAAATCCAATACCATATCCCATATTTATTACATTTACATGTGTGAAAAACTGTTTTCCTCCTGATACAGTATCTTGACATTTCATAACAACAAACCCATTTGGTTTACATACACGATGTAACTCTTTTAATGTACCATAATAATTTTTTGTCAATTTTTCATACGTACTATAACCCTCAAATCTTTTTGCGATAATCGAACTACCATCTTTGTTTTCTTTATAACTTTTTCCTGAAATAACAAAAGGGGGGTCGTACATTATATTTGACATACTGTCATTTCCAAAAGGAAGACTTTCAGAATTCGCCATTATAACAGAGTCATTTACAGGAAATAAATCAGTTTTGTGTATGGGTTCGGGTAAATTTTTCCAAAAATTACCTTTAGAATATGTACAATCCAAATCAAACCTTTCAATATTGTATAGTTCCATGATATTTTTGATACAATCAAAATTGGATGTATATACACTTTTTACTGGTTTAAAATTTTCCATTTTATTTTTGTTTGGTATTTTACGTTCCTATGACGTAAATGTAGACAATCTTTTGATTAAAAAAAAATTTACAATTTGAAAGTTTTGGGGTCAATTATATCATTTTTGTACATGGTCCTACTTTGAGATGAAAGTTCTCTTGCATATTCACCATTTATTTTACATTCCGATTCAAAAACAACGTATATTTCATTTTCATTTGGTCTAATTATACCTCTGAAAGATATTACCTCATATGCATATATTTTTGCATTTTCATTAATTGCGAATGCGGTTAAATTTGACAAATCGTTTGCAATTTTTCTAACAATTGGATGTTCTAATAAATTAATAAGAAAGGACAACGTAAGTACTCCGTCTTCTTCTTTTATGTGTACATTAGTAGAATATTTACAAATATCGTTATCTGTTTTGAACTTGTATGTTGGTTGGTTATTACCCGATAATTGTTCATGTAATGGTGGTTGATAAGTAATATTTTTAAAAGATAAAAAATTACCCTCAATACCCCTTGATTCTAAAATTTGTGCGGTTCTTTCTTCGTGTCTTAGTTTATGCGCCTCATCCGCAGCATTTAAAAGTTCATAAAATCTTTTTTCAGAAACAATTTTTATTTCTTGTTTTTTAACTTTTTGTTCTTGGTGTGTATCCTCTTCGATATCTTCAATGAATGAATCCCTCTGTTTAACTTGATTTAATCTTGATAGAGACATGACAGTCCCTGTTATTAATGATTTGATTATGTTCGACATTTTACTAATTTTTATCTAATTTAATTAAAAAATATTTATTATTGTAATAATTACTATTATATTATAAAAAATAAATAAAATTAAAAAAATATAGATATGGGATGCGGTGTTTATATGATAGAAAACACACTTGACAAAAAAAAATATATTGGCAGTTCTATAAATATGGAAAATAGGGAATATAAACATTTTTGGATGTTAAATAATAATAAACATGATAACAAACATCTACAAAATTCCTACAATAAATTCGGTAAAAATTATTTTAAATTTGAGGTAATTGAAGAATGTGATGAAGAATCGTTGATAGAAACAGAAAACTATTATATAAAACATTATAATTCTAACATTCAAGATTATGGTTATAATTTAGCATTAGTTAATGATTTCAGAAGAAATAATTTAAATAATGAAGTAAAAATACAATTATCCAAATATAATCTTAATAAAAACGGTAATTTCTTAAAATATTCATTGATAAACATTAAGACAAATGAAGAACACATTTTTGATAGCTTAGTTGAAGGTGCGATTTATTTAAAAGAAAAGGGATTCGCAAATGGAAAATTGCGTAATATAAGAATGACAATATCTAATTGTTTAAGAGGTATAAAACTTAATAATGGAAAAAATAATAATGGTTCTATAAGAAAAACATGTTATAAACATAATTTCAAAATAATAAACTAAATTAAAAAACTATTTTATGGCTGGATGCGGATGTAAGAAGAAAAAAACAGAACAAATTCAAACAGTAACTAACACAACTAATAATCAAACTTCATCTTCTACAAATATTACAGAAGAAGATAAGGCAAAGTTAGTTAGTGAAATCATCAAAAAACTAAACAGTACTCAAGGTACTCAATCGTAATTTTTAATTAACAAAAATTAATAAAATTTTTATTTTTTCTTAATATATATTTATTTATCTGATATATATTATAAATATTTTTTCTATGAAGAATGAAGTGACAAAACTGACAAGTGTAAAGATAATAAAAAAGAATTATTTAGAGTTTAAGAAATCCACATTAAATATGGATTTAACATTACAAAAATTTGTTAACAGAGCAATCGATTTATATTTGAAAGAATCCGAATTTAAAAATAAAATCAATAATCACGAAACAGGTGGTGTAAAAAATTCAAAATATTGATGAAGAAAAAGATATTATTGTTATCTGATGATATGAGATATACTTCAGGAATTGCCAATATGTCTAAAGAGTTAGTAATCGGGACTTGTCATAAGTACGATTGGGTTCAATTAGGTGCTGCGGTAAACCATCCTGAATCAGGAAAAATAATTGATGTTAGTAATGACATCAAGAAAAATTTGGGAATCGAAGATGCTAATGTAAGAATTTATGGAAATAATGGTTATGGTAATATATTTCAAATAAGACAGTTACTTGAAATAGAAAAACCAGATGCTATATTACACTTCACCGACCCACATTATTGGTATTGGTTGTACGAAGCAGAACATGAAGTTAGACAACATGTACCATTAATGTTTTACCATATATGGGATGATTTACCTGACCCGATTTGGAATAAAAACTTTTACGAAAGTTGTGATTGGATTGGTTGTATTTCTAAACAAACATATGGTATTGTACATAGAGTTGGGAAATTAAATAATGGTAAAACACAAACACCACTAAAAGATTGGCAGATTTCTTATGTTCCTCATGGTATAAATGAAAACATATTCAAACCTTTAGATATCATATCAAGTGATTATTATGATATGATACATAAGGATAAAAAATATGATTTTGTACTATTATTCAATAATAGAAATATTAGAAGAAAACAACCCGCAGATGTTATTTATGCATATAAATTATTCTGCGACCAATTACCCAAAGAGAAATCCGATAAGTGTCTTTTGTTAATGTACACAACACCTGTCGATAATAACGGCACCGATTTATATGCAGTAAAAAATGATTTATGTCCTGATTACGATGTGAATTTTATGAACATGAATATATTACAAGATGAATTAAATCATATCTATAATATTGTTGATTGTACAATCAATATCGCAAACAACGAAGGTTTTGGTTTAACAACAGCAGAAAGTGTCATGGCAGGTACACCTATCATTGTAAATGTAACTGGTGGTCTACAAGACCAATGTGGTTTTCAAATTGATGCTGACCAATATATCAAATTGGGTTCCTTACATGATAAGAAAAAATGGGATTTCTTACCTCATGGTGAATGGGTAGAACCCGTATGGTCGGTTTCTCACACACTTAATGGTTCACCCTTGACACCATACATCTTTGATGATAGAATCAATTTAGATGATGTTTCTGACGCAATCATGAGGGTTTATAATTGGGGTAGAGAGGAAAGAAAAAGAAGAGGTTTGGTTGGTAGAGAATGGATGAAGAAAAATCTATCTTCAAAAATTATGTGTGATAAATTGATTGAAGGTGTTGAAACAACATTAAATAATTACACTAAACGTAAAAAATACGATTTATATAAGATTATATGATAAAACCATTTTTATTATTTCGTGGACCAGTTAAAACAGTATCAGGTTATGGTGCACATTCGAGGGATTTATTAAAGATGTTATATAGTACAAATTTATTCGAAATAAAAATCGATAGTTGTCCTTGGGGAATGACACCAATGACAGCCATGGATGAAAAAAACGAATTTAATAATTGGGTAAATCAAAATATTATAACTGAATTACATAGAAAACCTGACATTTATTTTCAAGTAACAATACCGAGCGAATTTACACCATTAGGAAATTTAAATATTGCTTGTACAGCAGGGATTGAGACAACTGTCGCACCAAAAGATTGGGTAGAAGGTTGTAACAGAATGGATTTAGTAATCACCACATCAAATTTTTCTAAAAAAGTATTTGAGAATACTGTTCTTGAAGAAATAGACCAAACAACAGGACAATTAATTAATAAGTATGTTGTAAATAAACCTGTAGAAGTATTGTTTGAAGGAATTAACACAGACGTATTCAAAAAAACAAATAGTAATTTTGATTTAAGTAATATAAAAGAAAATAATCTCTTTTTGTTTTTGGGTCATTGGTTAAAAGGTGATTTGGGTCAAGACAGAAAAGATGTTGGTATGTTAATTAAGACTTTCTGTGTTGCATTCGAAAATAATAAAGATGTCGCATTATTACTCAAAACATCCACAGCAGGATTTTCAGTTGTTGACAGGGAAAGAATAAAAAAACAAATTGAAAACATAACAAAAGATATGGTGAATCCACCATCAATTTATTTGTTGTTTGGTGAACTTACTGACGATGAAATTAATAATTTATATAATCACGAAAAAATTAAAACTTTTGTAACATTTACTAAAGGTGAAGGATTTGGTAGACCTATGTTAGAATTCACCATGACAGGTAAACCTGTTATTGCATCTAATTGGTCAGGACATTTAGATTTTTTACCCTCAAATAAATCAATATTATTAGATGGAACAATAACACCTGTACATGATAGTGCTATTGATAATTTCATCATTAAAAATTCTAAATGGTTTACTGTTGATTACTTAAAAGCAATTGAGAAAATGAAAAATGTTATTGATGATTATCCAACTTATTTAAAAAAATCTGAGGAACTCAGAGATGATAATTCATCTGATTTTTCAATAGATAAAATGAAAGAAGAATTTTTAAAAATATATTCAAAATATAAAAAATGAATTTAGTATATGGAATAACAGTTGCAGATGAAGAATTTGAAGTACTCAGATTATTAGAATTATTATCGAATAATACTAATGATAAGATTGTTGTTCAAATGGATGAGAAAAAATACTCTGAGGATTTATTTAAAAAAATTGCAAAATATACTAATAGTGTTTATACATACCCATTTGATAATGATTTTTCAAAATTTAAAAATAATTTAAATAGTAATTGTAGGTCACATGGTGCTGATTTTATTTTTCAATTAGATGCTGACGAAATGATTAGTGAATTTTTAATAAAAAATGTAAATAATCATTTGAAGTTATATGGCACAATAACAGATGCTTTTGCAGTTCCAAGAATTAATATTGTTGATGGAATAACAGAAGAACATATTAAGCATTGGAAATGGTCAGTATCAAATGATGGTAGAATTAATTATCCCGATTTTCAGACGCGACTTTTCCGTTCACATTTAGTTTGGACAGGTAAAATACATGAAAGAATATCAGGAAAACTTAGAATGAGTTCCTTTCCTTTACATGATGATTATAGTATATTACATATAAAAAATATCGATAAACAAGAAAAACAAAATAATTTTTACAAAGGATTATCATCATGAAAGTTAAAATAATAACAGGGTATAGTGAAAGAGGTGGTTCTACGGTTGCATTAATCAATTTAACTAACGCATTTAATAAACATGGTATTAATTGTACCCTGTATGGTCCGCATGATTGGCATTTAGATAAATGTCAATCTGATAGTATTAAGAATGTGCAATTAAATAACAACGATAGAATAATTACACATTTTTTGAATTTAGAAAAAAGACCTGACGTAAAAAAAGTTTTATTATCTATTCACGAAAAAGGATGGTTTCCTGTAGGTAAAATTAAAAAATTTTGGGATAACGCAATTTTTTTACATGATAAACATAGGGAATTCCATAATGATTATTTGGGCGAATATTCTATAATACCAAATTTAAAAGCAAATTTAGTTGCTAATGAAAAATCATCAAATGTCAAAGACGTTTGTGGTATTATAGGTACAATTGAAAATAGAAAACAAACACACGTATCAATTCAAAGAGCAATATCACATGGTTGTAAAAAAATAAACATTTATGGGAAGATTGGAGAGGAAGATTATTTTAATAACCATGTCAAACAATATTTAAATGATGATATTAAAATATTAGGTTTCTCAGAAGATAAACAAGGAATGTACGATTCTGTATCTAAAGTTTTTCATTCATCATTAGCAGAAGTTGCGTGTTTAGTCAAAGATGAATGTTATCAAACAAACACTGAATTTTTCGGAAATGAAGAGACCGACCATGAAGTATCAAAATTAACAAACGAAGAAATATTAGATTTATGGATAAAAGAACTTTTAAGTTAAATGAAATTGAAACATTTGTTTTTATACACGACCAAGATTTATTATTAGAGTTGATTCATACTAATAAGTTTTCTCAATTTAAAAATTTAACATGGGTTTTTCTTGGTATGAAAAACACCGAAAAAATTAAAAATTTAAGTAATCTTATTATTGTTAACCAATTAGAAAACAATATCGAAGAATATCCAAAATTTACCTCGTTTACAGGTTGGTACGCATTATGTAAAAATGATTTAATTAAAAGTGAATTTGTAAATCTTTTTGAATATGATGTTATTGTTAACAGAAATATATCCATGAAAGAGTTTGATTTTTCGGAAACACAATTCATTGGATATTTCCCAATGTCAGTTTCTGACCCTGTTTTTATCGATATGGAAAAATATAGTTCACCTTTAATTAATTCAATAAAAAATAAAACAAATATCGATGTAATAAATATTATAAATTCATTACCAAAAAATTATTCATGGTCATCATCAAGTAACTCTACATGGAATGTAGATGTTTTAAAAAACTATATTACTTGGTTTGAATCGTACATAGATGATATAAAAGATGATAAATATTGTGGACATATGTTTGAAAGGTCAATTAGTTTTTACCATTTCATAAATGAAATTAAATATCATTTAACGATTGGTTTTATGGAACATTTACAAATAAATTCACATGGAACCTCACCATTATCTAATTTACGTTCTCAACAAATGTTAAAAAAATTATTGTCATGAAATATGTAAGTTTTTCATTGTGGGGGGATAAACCAATATATAATGTAGGAGCAATAAGAAATGCTGAATTGATGGATAAAATATATCCTGATTGGAAAATGATGGTTTTCTATGATGACTCAGTACCAATTAGTACAATTAATGAATTAGAAAAATTAAACGTCAAAACAGTCAAAATTTTTGATAATTCGATATACGGTATGTTTTGGAGATTTTATGTATTAGATTTTCCTGATTACGAGTATGCAATTTTTAGAGACGCTGATTCAAGAATATCATTAAGAGAAAGTTTGGCGGTAAAAGAATGGATAGAAAGTGGTAAATCACTACATGTGATGAGAGACCATCCATATCATAAAATACCAGCAGGAAATAATCAATTAGGGATATTAGGTGGAATGTGGGGTATCAAAAAAACAAATATACCATTCGTACAAATGTTGGATGATTTTGAGAAAACTAAAGAACATACTTACGGTAATGACCAAACATTTTTGAAATCAATATATAAAATTTTCGAACATGATAAATTTACTCATGATGAGTTTTTTGAAAAAAAACCATTTCCAATTAAAAGAGAAAATGGTAGGTTTATTGGTGAGAGAATAAATATAAATGAAGAACCACTAACTGATGATTATAAATTAGTTTTATGAAAATAGAAAAAGTAATATTCACTATAGACGACAACCCACACTATAAAGGATTTTGGTCATCTATAAGTAGACATTTTTTAGAAAAATTTAATATTAACCCTGTTTTATATGTTATATGTGAAAATGAAAAAAATATCGAAAATTCATATGATAAAAAATATGGTGATGTTAGATTTATTAAAAAATTAGATTCAATACCAACAATAATACAGTCTCTGATTGGTAAATTTTATTTTACGAAATATGAACCTGAAACGACATGGATAATCGGTGATTTAGATTTGTATCCACTTCAACATTATCATTTCAAAAATAGAATATTAGATATCGATGAGTTGTCATATGTTCATTTAAATCCACACGCATACGGTGTAGATTGGAGAAATAAACATGAAGGTTTAGCGGGATATTTTCATGTGGCGAAAGGTAAAATATTTCAAAAAGAATTATTATTTGAAAATAAAACTTTTGAAGATGTGTGTTTAGAAATATATAATTCTAATAAATTCGGTGTTAAATTTTATAAAATTTCACCATCAAAAGATAATTTAAACGCAAGTAAGGATTGGGGTTGGTTTTGTAGTGAAGAAATGTATACTGGTAATATATTAAAAAATTCAGTTAATTTAATTGAACTTCCACCACAAAATGGAATTTATGAAAGAATTGACAGAGAATCAAGTTATGATTTAAATAAATTAATTAATGGTAAGTATATTGATTTACATGCACCGAGACCATATGAAAATTTTTCATCTCACATAGAAAACATAATCTCAAAAGTATCAAATATATGAACAATATTGAATTTATTGTACTATCATGTGACAATTATAAATCGACAAGAGTCAAATCTATTTTAGACACTTGGGGTAAATATGTTAATGTGAAAATTTTGATGGATTCCAAATCAGAAGAAGATAATATAATAGGATATGACACACAAAAGAACTATCATGGTATATTCGACAAATATTTAAATTTTTTTAAATATTATGACTTTAATAACCATGAATATTATTTTTTTACCGATGATGATACATTTGTAAATATAAATAATTTAAAAAAATTAGAATTACCAAATTATAATGAATTATTTTGCATTTGTCGAAAGTTATGTTTAAATCCTGATGGTACAGATATTTGGGGTAATCAAACAGGTACTAACATCTCATTAATTACAGGCGAAAATATTTCATTACCTCTTTATTATCAAAGTGGCGGGTCTGGATTTATATTATCAAAATCGACTTGTTTATCTGTACAAAGATATGTAAATGAAACAAAAAATATTCAAAAATGTATTTTTGGTGATGTAAGTTTAGGTTTTTGGTTAAGGTCTTGTAATGTTAATATAATAAATAATGAAAATTTTTGGTGGGATACACATGAAAATTTATTAAATAATAAATGGGAAAAATATGATAGTGATAAAGATGTTATAACTTTTCATTATGTTAATCAAGAAAACATGTACCTATATCATGAAAAATACAATAAATAATGTAGATTATTCAATAAATGATATCATAACTACAGACGGTTATATAAAAATATGTGAAGATAATTATAATGATTTATCTCATATTAAAACAGATTATTTTTATTGTGGAAAATTTTCATGGAGAGGTGAACAACATCCAAAAGAAATAAAAAAAAATGTCATAATTTCTCATTCTGATTATTGTGTTGATGAAAAAATATCATCACAATTTAATTTTGTTTTTTGTGTAAATAATAATTCAAAATCAATTAATACATTTAGTTTACCATTAGGAATACCTAATGATTGCGATGATTTACCTATATTAAAAATAATTGGTAACAAAGATTCGTTAATTCAGATTTCAAAAGAAAAACATGACAAATCTCATTTAGCTTATTTAAACTTTTCATCAAACACAAATTTAAAAACAAGAAGTAATATTTTTAATACATATCATGATAAAATATGGGTTAAATTAGGTAATATGGATTATTCAATGGATGGTAGGATTAATTATTTTAGAGACATAAAAAAAAGTAAATTTGTTTTCTGTCCTATGGGTAATGGTTTCGATACTCACAGATTATGGGAGACATTATATTTAGGTTCAATACCAATAATTGAAAACTTTAAAACACATGATATTTGTTATGACTTACCAGTTTTATTCATCAATGATTGGGGTAGTTTATCTGAAAATTTTTTAAATGAAAAATATTATGAAATAATAAATAAAAAATACAATATGGAAAAATTAAAAATTTCGTATTGGAAAAAACAAATAGAAAATAAAATAAATACTTATGTTTGAATTGAAACAATTAATAGAACATTCTGAAAAATCTTTCATAAATTCGAATAACAATATATCAAAATTGAATATTGATATATTGAATTTAGAAGGGATGTCAGGAAAAAAAACAAGGCACCTATATAATAATATTTGTAATTTGGATAATATAAATTATTTAGAAATTGGTACATATAAAGGTTCAAGTTTTATTTCATCTATATTTCAAAACAATATTAATCCATTGGCAATTGATAATTGGTCTGAATTTGATGGTACAAAAGAAGAATTCATAAATAATGTCAATAAATTATGTTTAAATCAAACTTATAATTTTTTAGAGAAAGATAGTTTTTTAATTTCAGAAAATGAAATAAAAAAATATATTAAAACTATTGATGTCTATTTATACGATGGTTGTCATAAATACGAATCACATGTAAATGCAATTACTCATTATCAAAATTTATTTTCTAAATATTTTATCATGATTGTTGATGATTGGAGGGATGATGGTAATTGGGAAAGAGTACAAAGAGGTACGTATGATGGTTTTTCGAAAAGTAAGCTAAAAATTCATAAAAAAATAGAAATAATTACACATCAAGAATCCACTGGTCCTGATGAATATTGGAATGGATTTGGATTATTTGTTTGCGAAAATTTGAATAGATGAAAATTTATACTAAAAATTGGAATGAAGCGTTTGTACAAAATATTAGAAAAGTAGATGACTTTTCATTATGTTTAGAAATTGGTTGTTTCGAAGGTTTAACTACAAATTACATCATCGATAATTATATATCAAATAATGGAAAAATAATTTGTGTTGACCCATTAACAGATGTATACTTGAACGATAATTTATGTGAAAATGATATTGAATTAAATAATACTGAATACATATTTTTTAACGGACAATATGAAAGATTTATAAATAATACAAAAGAACATATAAATTCAGGAAAATTAATATTATATAAAGATTTAAGTATCAACGTTTTTGAAGAGTTAAATTCAAATTATGGTGATAATTTTTCTTTTATATACATAGATGGTGACCATAGACCCAATTCAGTATATTTAGATGCAGTTAATAGTTTTAATTTATGTAAAAAAAATGGTTATATTCTTTTTGACGATTATCTATGGAAAGATACAAGTATAGGTATTGATAAATTTTTAAATGAAAATGAAAACAAATTTTTATTGTTAGAAAAAAATGAACAAGTTTTAATAAAAAAAATTTAATTTATGTATGATTATATAATTGTTGGGTCAGGATTTTATGGTGCGATATGTGCATATGAATTGAATAGAAAAGGTAAAAAGGTACTTATTCTTGAATCAAGAAATCATATTGGTGGAAACTGTTATACTGAAAAGAGAAATGACATAAACATACATTATTACGGACCACACATTTTTCACACATCAAATGAACATACTTGGAAATGGATAAATCAATTTTCAGAATTCAAAAATTTTAAATTGAATGTAGTTGCGAATTATAAAAATGACATTTTTTCATTACCATTTAACATGTGGACTTTTTCTAAATTATGGAATATCACATATCCACATGAAGCAAAAAAAATAATTGAAGAACAAAGTTCAGAAATTGTCAACCCAACAAATTTAGAAGAACAATCAATTAAATTAGTTGGTAAAGACATTTATGAGATGTTTATTAAAGGGTATACGAAAAAACAATGGATGAAAGACCCAAAAATGCTGCCCAAAGAAATAATCAAAAGATTACCTGTTAGATTCACATATGATAATTCTTATTACAATGATAAATATGAGGCGATACCTATTGATGGATATACCAAAATATTTGAAAAATTATTAAATAATATAGAAATTAAATTAAATACAGATTATCTTAACGATAAAGAATATTTTAATTCATTAACAAAAAAAATAATTTTCACTGGACCTATCGATAAATTTTTTAATTTCCAATTTGGTGAATTAGAATACAAAACAACAAAATTTGAACATAAATTATTTAATATTGATAATTACCAAGGTAGTCCAGTTATGAATTTTACTGAATACGAAATACCATATACAAGAGTAATAGAACATAAACATTTTGAAAATTCAAAATCTGATGTAACGTGGGTTACTTGGGAATATCCAACACAATATATAGTAAATAAAACTGAACCATACTATCCTGTAAATGACAATAAAAATAATGAAATTTACAAAAAGTACAAAGAACTTTCAAATAATTTCGAAAATATTCATTTTGGAGGTAGATTGGGTGAATACAAATATTATGATATGGATAAAATAATTGAATCAGCATTAAATTACGTATCTAAAATAGATTAATGATGAATTTAACTCTTGTTCTCGCAGTCTACAATAATTTTGAATTAACTAAAAACTGTTACGAAGATATAAGAAAAAAATATCCTACAATACCAATAGTAATTAGTGATGGTGGTTCATATGATGATACAAAATCATGGGGTTATAACATAAAGGATGAAAACGTGTATTTTATTGGTTGTCCAAACATACTAACATTTTCAGAAAATTATAATACCGCAATAAATGCAGTTAAAACTGATAAATTAGTTTTGATACATAATGATATGATATTAGGTGAAATGTTTTTAGAAAATTTAGAAAAACATATTCATGAAAAAACAATATTGTCATATACAACGATTGAACCACCAATATTCTCATCACACTCAAGAGCTGGAAAAATAATAAAAGATTTCGGTAGTTCATTCCCTGATTTCAATCATGATGGTTTTAATTCATATGTTAATAATCAAATGAATAATCATCAAATATATGACGGTGCGTCTTTTTTTATGTCAGGTTATAAATCAACGTTTTTAGATATTGGTGGGTTTGATGGTAAAACATTCTTCCCATATTTCTGTGAAGACGATGACTTTTTATTACGTGCAAAATTAAAAGGTTATGAACTTAAAACATTAAGTTCCTCAATCGTTTATCATTTTGTTTCAAAAACATCAAGATTTGGTGATGAATATAAAAATAAGACAAGAATTTTCGAACACAACAGCAATAAAAATTTTATAAGGAAATGGGGTATCCCTATGTCAGAATTCAATAACCAAAAATATTGGTCAATAGATAACTTCACTTATAAAAAAATCAATACCACATTAATTAGTGACAATTATAATCTTGTAATTAATTTAGAACCATTTTTTGATAATATCATAACGAAATGTGATGTTGATTCATATATCAAAAACGAACAAGAAAACACTTCTTTCAGTCTATATAAAAAATTCACAAATAAAAATGAGGGAGATTTAGTCTTCTATTGTGAAGAAATAAAAAATGACATCACTTTACAAAAAATGATGTCATTTAAAACGAACTATCAAAAATATCAAAAAGGTAAATATTCAGTAGGAGATGGTATTATGTTAGTTAAATAATATGTTTTATTTTTTCTATTACCATTTCAGGTGTAATTTCTCTACTACATTCAAATTGTCTTGATGTTCCTTTATGGTCAGGACACCAATTCCAATCCCCTGGGTCAAAATCATGTCTACTCCAACATCCATTACAAACACTCTTATTAATCACACGTATAATACCATCTTTGGGTTCTAAATCATCGTCAGTAAATCCACTTATTAATACTGTTGGAATATTACACGCCCATGATAACCAAGATAACCCGCTACTCAAACCAATAAAGAAAGATGACTCCTGTATAACCTTAATCACTTTCTCAATATCACCAGGTGGATGTACAATGACACCAGAGGGATTCTTATTACCCATATAACCATCTTCTTCTCTTGACAATAGAATGACCTCATAACCTTTTGCTTTCAAATAATCGACAATACTTTGCCAACCATGGGGGTTATTCCAATATTTACACTGTGCAGTTGAATGTACTGCAATTGTTACTGTTTTAGTCTTGTACTCAGCATACTGTTTAATCTTTGGTTTTAGTTCTTCATATTCTAATCCCAATATGTCTGAAGCAATTTTGGTTAATGGTATTTTCAAAGGATTTTCAGGATGTCTATTATAATCTACCTTACCATCTTTTTTAAATAAACCAATTTTATATTGTGCATATAACCCATTTACTACAGAGCCTGGTTCTACAAATTCAATGTCTTTATATTGGTCTCTAAACATTTTATTGTGAAACGTTGAACACACAACTTTACAATTATTCTGAATTCTGAATTTTTCAACATATGGTATCCAAGCCAAATTATCACCTAAAGATTTTGATTCAAAAGATATTAAGACTTTCTTATCATTTAAATCTAAACTATATGAATATTTGAAATTATCACCCGTGATTTTTATTAACCAATCAGTGAAATATGTTTTTGATGTTTTACTCCACCACGTTCCTTTTATATCTGAAGAATAAATTAATTTTTTATTTTTATTATCAATAAATTCTATTTTATAATCTATATCATTACTATCATCTATTTGTACATATGCACCATCGACAAAATTTATATTTATTGCTTTAGGGTTTGGTTGTTTAGTATTTTTAAATTTAACACTATTTATTTTATAAAATTCATCAAAATCCACACCCAAATATTCATTAAATACTTCAACACCTTGATGGTACAACTTAACTCTTGAACCTTTTTTATATAATCCAATAGGTTCAACAATCATAGTTTCTCTTATTAAATTATAAAATTTCCCATAATTATTATAATTCAATTCAATCAAATAATCTTTATCTGATTTTTTTCCATGGAAACCTGAAATCAAATGAATATACAAAGTTTGTTTTTCGTCACATACCAAATACGCTTGAAATTTTGCGCCATTTCTATCTACACCATCTCTGTTCCATACTGCTTGTGTATTAAGTTCATTTTCATTTGCAATATAACTTGATTTTAAAATATTATTTGTCTTTAATTTTAAATAAAATAAAAACAACCTCTCAAGTTGCCAACCATTTGGTCTATTTATAAAATATTCTCTTTTACTTTTCACTGAATCAATAACTTCAATTGCAATATCCGTTCTAATCGAAAATATAAATGTTGCACAATATGGAAGAAGGACATCTTCAATACTTTTTGAATGATACTCATATATGATAGCATCATGTTCGTGTATTCTTTCTAAAAATGATTGTCTATATTGAATTAAATCAGGATTATTATCGTACTCAAAAAAATGAATATATTTTTTATTTAGGAACTTACAATAATTAAATGCTGACCTCATGGTTTCCCATATAGCGTAATCATGATGAAATTCATTTAAATTATCTATTTTACAATTTTCAAATTGTGTCCACCTTCCGCTTGCAACATTGTGTGAATCAAATTCATCACTTGTTAATAATGGATTATTTTTATCAAATATATAATAATCAACCATCCTTTGAATTTCAGGTTTGATTGGATAATGACCAGCCAATAATATATCAATATTATATGTTTTCAACTTTTTTATAAGTTGTATTAAATCATTTTCTTTTGAATTATTGTCAGGCCATGAATCAATAACAAAAATATGTTCATCCCATTTACTTTTTTCGTATTTTGGTTGAATATTTGTTGTGATATATTTTTCTCCACCTTTGAACCCATAAAAATACAAATCACATGGTCTATCGGTCACATATTCCCATAGTTCAAATTTACCATCGGGAAAACAGTCATTAAACCCATTAATGTTTTTAAAGTCTTTATCTGTTAGATTTCTATAATAATCTGCCCACTCTTCTGATATTTGAATTAATAACGGGGCACTTCCACCATCAGTTCTTCTTGTTCCGTGTTCGTCTCTACCAGGTGCAGCACAAGTAAATAAAAATAAACCACCTGGTTTTAACATCCTCATAATGTTTTTTACGGTATCCTCATAAAACATATCATGTTCAAATACCTCTGTAGATATAATAGTATCATAATAATTGTCAGGTCCATCGAATAAATGACCAACACTTATATAATCAACATTTCTTCCCTCACCAATGTCAATACCCAAATAATTACAATCCTCAAATAAAATTCGATTACTACCATTAATATCTAATGAACCAATATCAAGAATCTTTTTATTTCTGAAATATTCAGGATATTTATTTTTTACTTTTAAACAAAACTCTTGTTGATGTAAATGTGCCATTATCTTTTAGTTATTATTATAATTCCGTTTAAAAAATTTATTGACTCTATTTGCATACCAAAATTAGAAATACCATCATTTCTATAACTCTCTTCATGCCAATCATCTCTCCTTGCATGTACATTATGTTTATGATATAATATTTGACCAAAATAATTTACTTCATCAATTATTTTTTTGAAATATTCTATAGTAGTTTTTTCTCCACCTACTGAACCACCATAATCTTGCCAATATGAGGTACACGCATCTTCTACAATATATAAACCACCTTTTTTAACGTACTTAAATAATTTCTCAAATGAGAATATGACATGTTCATTTAAATGTGAACCATCATCTATTATCATATCAAATTCATGATACTTACTACCAACTTGATGTAAAAAATTTTCATCAAATTGTGAACCTATCTCAATTTTTATATTTTCTTCTTCGTATTTTTTACATTCAGGATTAATATCTATCCCTACTATTGTGGAATTCATAAAATATTCTTTCCACGTATTTAAAGATGCACCATTCAAAACACCAATTTCTAATATTTTGATATTACTATATCTTGAATAATGAATGTGTTTTTCATATTTCCTTAAATAATCATGAATTTCAGATGTTTTATCTGTTCCGTATTTTAACCCTATGTTATTTAATATACTTACTTCCATACATACAAATATTGTAATTGATTATTGATTCCAAGAAATAATAGATAGGTATTGAATCCTAAATCATTAAATCTTTTTATAAATCTTTCTCTTAATTCTTCATCAAAATTTAAATGTGCATGATGATATTCGATTGATATTGTTTTTATCTTGTTTAAATTTTCATCTGATATTCCGTCAAATACCAAAATTTCGGCACCTTCAATATCAACTTTTAAAAAATCAATTTTACTGACTAATCCCGTATCAAAAAGATAATTCAGAGTATATGTTCTAACAGGATAATGAACTATATTATTCGTGTTTGAAACAAACAAATTAGAACCACCTAAATGATTACTTTCAAATAGGTTCATTGTCCCAATTTTTTCTGCCATTGCTGCGTTAAATATAATAGAGTTAGGGTCAGAATTTTTTTTCAATAGTTTGAAATATCTTTTATCAGGTTCAAAAGATATTACCCTACTTGCACCTTGTGAATATGCCCATCTATTGAATATACCTATATTACCTCCTAAATCAACAACAATATCACCATCAAATATTTTTCTTTCTCTGTTTTTGTAATAATCTAAAAGGTTATAAATTTCATGATATATCGCCCTTGTCCAACCATAATTTTCAGCAATAAACATCGTACCTCCTTGTATATCCTTTATGTCACCAAGATTTTCAAGAACATATTCATCTGTCCAAAAATATTCTGATTTATAAAAACTATTATCTCCTTTGAATTTAATATACTCAATCATTTTATCTGAAATCTCAGCATTTTTGTTACCATGAAAATATAATATTTCAGATTTATCTTTGGGTATGTACTGATATCCATAAATTTTATTAAAATTGTATGGACCCTCTTTATCCCAAAACATATAAAAATCTCTTAATTGATTGTTTGTTTGACCATCGTCACCATCATATGATGATGTATCGAAATTAGATAAAGGAAGATGTGTTCTTGAATTATGTTTCCACAATAATAAATTGTGAATTCCTTCATCGTTCCAAACCAAATATTTTTTATACTCGTCTAAAGGAATACTTTTATATATTTCAATCACTTTTTCAAAAAACCATTTGCACATATCGTTATAAATGTACATACATACGTGTGCATACGGTTTTATTTTATTGATTGAAAATTTATTTCTTAAATTATCATTGAATAATTGATGTTTAATTTCTCCGTTTTCAGTATATGAACCTGCAAATTCTTCAGGAACATGTATATCACTAACAGGGTATTGTGTTATTTTTTCGAAATATTTTTCAATAGTATCAATATTATAATTAACTATTACATCACCATCAATCCACACGTAATTTTTAAAACCTTCTTTCAATGACTCTATACATGCATATTGTTTCCAATACCACTTATCATGTTCAGAATGATACGGAACACTCAATCTTCTTTTAATTAGACATGGATAATCAAATGGTATTTCACCATCAACACTATATACAATGATTTTATGTTTTGAAAATTCATTTATTGATTTTACTAATTTATCAATAACACTCATGTAATTTGTGTTACCAACAGTTATAAAACACCAATCATTATTGAAATCTAATTTTGATAATCTATCACTTACCTTTTCTGCAATTACATTCCAATCAAATTTTTTTCTTAATATTTCTGAATCTCTTATTGCTCTTGGTCTATGAAATACATAATTTTCATACGCATCTCTCATGACTTTTGACAAATCAACATAATCTGGTTCTATGTAATTCCCAACAAAATGTGGTTCTTGATTTGATGCGGGAACTTCATGTAATGTTTTTACAGGTAAACCAAAACCTTTTGCGAATTCTAATTGTGCCCCCCAATTAGAATATATTGAAGGTGTTCCACATGCCATCGCTTCTATGAGAGGTAAGTTCCACCCCTCACTCCTTGCACATGATACAAACACATTACCTTCTTGTAAATAATTAATATATTCACTTCTTGAAGGGAAATTTATAACTTCAATACCCCTATGTTTTATATTGAAACGTTTTAATCTATCTTCTGTTAAACCTAACCCGTCTGTTGCAAAAGGATTATTTGCAGAAACAATTAATTTAACTGGTTCGTTTTCATCAAATGTTTTTGCAAATGTTTCAATAATTTCTTTTGTTGATTTTCTATACTCCCATCTACCAAATAATAAAAATTTAAATGTTTCTGAATCTTCTATTTTTTTTGGATTAAATGCATTACCATCAACACCTTCAGGAACAACAAATAATTTATGTTCAGGATAACCTTGTTTTAACAAATTAATTTTTTGCCATTCTGATGGAACCCAAAATTCATCGTATTTTAATATCTGATTAAAAAAATATTCAGGATATTCTGTGGATTCCCATACATTATAACCAATTTTATATCCTTCATAATTGTCATAAAAATATCTATGATTTACATCGTTCAAAATAATGTGAACGTCTGCTTTGTAGTCATTTTCATAACCATATAGTGGATAATCACCAACAGAACCATCGTTATTATGTAGTGATTGAAGAATTAACATATCTTTTAACTCCTCAGTCATGTATGGTTCATTATCATGAGCATTTCTATGATAATTTGTCCAAGTTTTTCCAACAGTATAGTTTCTTACTTTAACTGTGTGAAACTTATTTAATGCGGTGAAAAATGAACGAGCGTGATTATTATATCCCGTGTCACCAATAAATGATGTATGTGCAAGTATTTTCATTACACATAATATACAAAAAATTAAATTAAATTAGAAGTTTATATACCATATCTAATCCTCAATGCGTTAAAATTTTGCACTTCTTCATCATAAGATAATGCTCTCGTATAAAAAAGTACACTTGCTAAACGACCTCTCAATACTGTACCACTTGTTGGGTTTCTTGATAACATCCATCCTGATGTAAAATTGATATTTGTTGAACTTCCGTGTGTTGTTGTTGACCTTGTACCGCCATTAATTCCTAAAGTTATAGATTGACCAGGTATACTTATAGTACCTGAAGCAAAATTCCAAACATTCTGTGTGACATTTGTTGTTACCCTCGAACCACCATATAATATTATACCAACATTTGTTCCTCCAAAACCTGTACCTAATTCAACTTGACCTGTAGAACCACTAATATTTAAAAATTTAGGACCTTCAAATTGACTCGCATCATATAAAAAAATTGATTGTATCGTGATACCTGTTAAATTAGTAAATGACATACTTGGAAGTGATATATAGTTATCATTACTTGCAAAGTCACTAAAATAACCACCATTAGCTGAATTCCATAAAAATTGACTATTTAAAAAACTGTTATTAATTGTTGATGTTATTCCACTTGCTCTATCTATCCAAGTATCTCCTGTTGTTGTATTTGCTCTCTTTGGGAAAGACACTGTTTGTCCCGCATCAAAATATAATGCTAATCCATTATTAACAACTTTAACCCCACTATCCCTTGTTCCAAATATACTCATAAATTACGCATTTAAATTACCAATCAAATACCATTCATCTCCTGCAATGTTTATTAATGTTGCTGCACCATACCTTGTACCTAATTTTGTCCAATTGTTTGCACTTCTAAATGTAACTCCCGATGCCGTTACAAATTGAATAGACCCTGAACCATATAACACAACATCAATATATGTACCATCAGCAAAGTTTGTTGTTGAGGCTGCAGGAACAGTTAAATTGTATGTTGTATTTGAAGAACCACTAACCTCAACTGTTTTTCCTGCATCTGCAAGTACAAAAGTATATGATGCTGTCACTCTATTAAAAGTAACAGATGTTGAAGAACCACCAGGAGCAGCTAAGGCATAAGACGCTGTGCCTTGTAATGAACCTGTAAATGATTGTGCAACAATCGAACTTGTAACCACTAATACACCTGCAGATGCTCTTTTAACTATTGTATCATATGTAAATCCGTTTGTTGCGGCACTTGACCATCTTAATTCTGTTGCATTATCAAACCTAACTGTGGGAGTTGCTCCCGCCATTTTAGTTGCCATAACTGCGGTTCCAACAGATAAAAATTGTACTTCATCATTATTTAGTAATGTTAGTCCTGTTCTGTAAACTGTCCCATCTGTTCCTCTTACAACCAATTGTGGGTATGTATAATTAGCAGAATTCGCCCAATTCGCAGCATCATCTAAAATTATCATACCACTACTTGTATATGGCATTCTTACCGAACCTGTAACAGTATGATTATCGGTAAATGCGTTTCCTATTTTGATACCTGTACTTTGTACTAATAATTCAGTGTTACCTGCTGTCGGCGCAACTGTTAATGAACCTGTTATTAGTGTATTTCCATTAACATTGAGTGTTGTTCCATCAAATGTTAAATTCGCTTCTGCGTTTGCAGTATTTGCAGTACCTAACGATGTTAATACTCTATTATCTACAGAATTTGTTATTGTACTAAATCCTGTTCCACTTGTACCTGACGAACCTCCACTTCCACTTGTTCCACTACTTCCCGAAGAACCTGACGTACCCGAACTTCCACTACTTCCTGACGTACCTGAAGAACCTCCACTTCCACTTGTCCCTGAACTACCTGTTCCTCCCGAACTTCCACTTGTTCCACTACTTCCCGATGACCCCGAAGTACCACTACTTCCTGATGTTCCACTACTTCCCGAAGAACCTGACGTACCTGAAGAACCACTATTACCTGATGTTCCACTACTTCCCGAAGAACCTGATGTTCCACTACTTCCTGATGACCCCGAAGTACCACTTGAACCTGACGTACCTGATGAACCATTACTACCTGAGGTTCCTGAAGTACCACTTGTACCTCTTGTTCCTGATGTACCTGAAGAAC